AATTATAAATTATTAGTGAAGTGTAAAAATAATGTAAGTAAAAAAAAATTGAAATACTTTTGTAGCAGTAGATGAAGAGTATAAAATAATCAAGTAATAAAGTTAAAACTAAATTAAAATGTCAGCAATTTCTTCGTTTAATGCTACTATGTTTGTTTCAGAGCAATTGAATAGAATGTTGATAAATTGTGCTCAAGAATTAGCTAAGAGAGCAGTAAAGTCATGCGGTGAGCATTATAATTTTGATTCAGATGAGGCAATTCGTCTTCTGGGTTTAATGAATATAAAGGTAGATAGAAAGATGCCAGAGAAGGAGAAGAAGGCGTCAAAGGAGAAGGCTGTGAAAATGGCTTTTCCTCTTCCTTACAACGGTGAATGCGCTAGAGACAGCTGCTCAGCCTTGCGTCAAAATCAAGGCCTATACACCCAATGCAGTTCGTCTGCAAAGAAAGGTGGAGTCTTTTGCAAGCAGTGCCAGATGAATGCGGATAAGAATAATGGTGTTCCAGAGTATGGTACCATTGAGATGCGTAATGCAGTCGGTATTTTCGAATATGTTGATCCGAAGGGTCGCAAGCCAGTCGCTTATACTAAGCTTATGAAGAAGTATAAGGTAGATCAGGCTACGGTTCTAGAGGAAGCAGTAAAGTTCGGTATAAATATCAATGCAGATCATTTCTTCGCACCTGTTGAGACTTCAAAGGGTCGCCCTAAGAAGGAGAAGGTAGAAGCAAAGCGTGAGAAGGGATCAAAGGGTCGTCCTAAGAAGGCTAAGAAGGTGCTTCTGCTAGATGATGATGGCGATGATGATCTGTTCGCAAGTCTGGTTGCTGATGCAAATTCGAATGTAGTCGTAGAACCGGCTACTAAGAAGAGGGGTAAGTCAGATGAGGAGAAGGCAGCTGAGGAAGCAAAGAAGGCTGAAGAGAAGGCAGAAAAGGAAGCAAAGCGTCTTCAAGAGAAAGCAGAAAAGGAAGCCAAATTGGCTGCTGAGAAGGCTGAAAAGGAAGCTAAATTGGCTACTGAGAAGTTTGCTCGTGAGCTAAAGAAGCAGAAGGAGGAAGAGGAGAAGCTAGCAAAGAAGATAGCTCTTGAACTTGCCAAGCTTGAAAAAGAAGCTAAATTGGCTGCTGAAAAGGCTGCAAAGGAAGCCAAGAAGAAGCCTGCTGCTGCTGCTGCTGCTGCTGCGGATGATGAAGAGCCAGATGTTGTTAAGAAAATCGAATTCGAAGGCAAGAAGTACTTGAAATCCAAGAAGACTGGTGTAATTTATGACTACACAGAGTATGTCTCAAATGGAGAGCAAGTAGTTATTGGCAAATGGAACGATAGCTCAAATAAGATCGAGTTCAATAAGACATCTGATGAGGAAGAGGAAGAGGAGTATTCTATGTAAATCCACTTTAAAAAGTGGAGCAAATAATATAAGGTAAGTAAAATATAAAGTGTATTATTAAATTTATTAATTAATTAAATAAATATAAAGGGATTAAACCCTTTTTTTCTCTCGTATTGTAGTGGTTAATGATTTATCAGTCGCCTTCGGCTTATTGCTGCCTGCTGCTGATGTAAGCCGAAGGCGACCGTATAGTTGAAGGCAACCGTATAACAATTTATTATGCATTAAATTTTTTTTTAATTAAAGATAGTGTTCCGCTTTAATTAAAAATTGATATAGTTAAAGGAATGGTTGATGGCAGAGTAGCAAGTCCGGATTAAAAGTCCGGATTAAAATTATAATATTCTCTCTACAACAAAAATAAAATGCCATTAGTAATTGAAACAAACGTATTGTATTGTGACCTCGATGGGGTCTTAGCAGACTTTGAAGAAGGAGTCAAAGAGAGAATGAATAAATATCCAAATGATTTAAATAAAACACTTATGTGGAAGACACTAAGATCAACACCATAATTCTATGCAAATTTGCCGTGGATGCCAGAAGGAAAGGCACTATGGGCAGCCATTAAGGACTATAATCCTGTCATCCTAACTGGATGTCCCAAAGGCGGTTGGGGTGAAGCTGATAAACGCGCATGGTGTGCCAGAGAATTGGGTCCTAATGTGAAGGTAATCACTTGCGCCACAGATGATAAACCGAACTTCTGCAGTGAAGGTGACATCTTAATTGATGATCGAGATATTATAAAGGATGAATGGATTGCCAAAAAGGAAAATACATCCATTATGCAGAGGGTAATTTAGAATATTATATTAAAGAAATAGAGAGAAACTTATAAATTCTCTCTATGAATCAGATTCAGGACCTTTATTAACAACAACTTCTTTTAAAACATTCTTAATAATTTTTTCATTCTTGATATCATCATCATCCCCTTTACCACCCATAGATTCATATATAATTGTATTATATTGATCATTATATTTTGATTTATAGTTTAAACAATCAGGATGTTTTTCTTTAAATTTTTGAAACATATTAACATTTTTAAATGCAACCTTTTTAATCAATTTATGCATTTTAGATTTATCCTCATCTTTTTCCCATATATTATTATCTCTAATATAAACAGTTTCTCTCTTTTTATCAGTACAATGAACAGGTCTTTTAGTAACATCAAGTTCTTTAAGGTTCTTAACAATAATATTAGATATGCCTTCAATATACCCATTTTCTCCAACATTTTCCAGATCAGAAAGTTGTATTTTGAGAGAATCAACAAACTCACCAATATTCATAGCTTCTTTGCAAGTTTCATTTAAAAAGAATTGAAGATTAAATGCTTTGTTATGTGAATTAGTATGAGTAGTATTAACGCTATTGTTATTATGTGTGCCATTTTTTACAATTTCTAATAATTCCTTATTTTGTTTAATTAATTCAATAACTAATTGTTCAGTCAAACCATTTATCGTGTTATTATTTGTATTTATAATACTATCATTTTTAATATTTATATTGCATTTTTGTTTATGTTTCCATAGACCAGAACGTGAGCTAAATTCTTTACAACAAGTTTCACAAATGTTACAGTGAACCGACGTTTTGTCGACAATTTTGTTTCCATTTGTTTCCATTTGTTTCCTTTTACAGTGTCTCAAGCTAATTAAATGGTCGTCAAAATGACATTTACGACACGTAGAATAATCACAAGATTCACAGTAAAATTTTGCCGCCGAATCGCCGCCGAATTTGTTTCCTAAAGTTTCCATAATAGTTGCTGAGATTTTATTTTTAAGTATTAATAAAAAAAAATTATCGTAACAAATTTATAATTATTTTTTTGGTGATGACACCATAAAATTTTTTTATCGTCACAAATTAGTTTTTTTTCAACTTCATTTTGGAAAATTCAAAAAATGGACATTTATAAATGTCCAAAATCAGAAACTCAAAAAAACTTTCCCTTCAAAAATTTCAACATTTTAAATAATAAATTGTATTTTCTACTTAAAGCCGGAGGCGACTGATATAAGCGAAGCTACCCTTGGTTAAAGCCGAAAAAAGATTTTCCTTTTTTATTTAAATATAAAATATACATATATACATTAATTAATTAATCAGCATTCATAATTTTATGAGCGACTATTCGCTTATCATCTTGAACACTTGTCACATAATTATCTACAGTTGGTGAATCAACTTCTTGATCTTCATACATAAACGAACACATTTCAAATCTCTCTACATATACAGTCTTAGTCTGTCCAATTCGATGACATCTGGCAATAGCTTGATCTTCAACTGCGGGATTCCAATGCGGCGATATGAAGTAAATTTCGCTATAATTTTCCTGCAAATTGAGACCTTCACAACCAGTCTGTATTTGCAGTATTAATGCGTCATTTTTGTCATTCAAAGCATCAAACCGCTTTCCGTTACTAGTTCTGCCGTCAAGACATGCGACCTTTTTCATGCCCCCATTGCGTAATCTGGTCGCGATCTCGTCGATCTCTTCGCGGAAATGACAGAATATTAGTTTGCCACATCCATTATCCTTACGATCTAATATTTTCTTAACAACATAATCGAGTTTGCTACTGCAATTAAATGCTTCATTATACTCACTGTAGTCGGACATAGCCCCTTGCTCGACCATTTTGTTAAGTTGACCAGCCATAAGTTTAGGATAAATACAAGACTGTCTAGCACGTAAAAGGAGCGCCAAAGTACTGCCACTAAATGCATTTACTATTTGCTGACTGTCTTTTTTGGATCTAGCGCGGCTAAACTTAAATGCAGAGTGGATTTCCTCAGACAATTCCTTCTCTTTAATATTATTCCACTTGACCATATTCTTGTCGATAAATAGGTCGGCAATTTGTATGCCGACTTGCTGCTTGGTTCGCTTCATAATAAAGTCGCGCGCATGCTGTTTAAGTTGATCTATATCCGTGTAAAAGCTGGCCGGTAGGCGCAGAATACTACACAAGTTATAGAAATCCTTCTTCCTGTTCTGTATAGGTGTACCAGTAACGAGCCAACGTATATTGGCCTGTAATAATTTGACACCGAAATGTCGTGTAGTACCTCCATTTCTCAGGTGATGCGCCTCATCGAATATAATACGAGACCAAGCAATCCTATGTAAATCAGTAAGCTCCTTAGCCTTAATCTGTTCTTTGCTAAGGGTAACCGCAGAATAAGTGCATATAACAATCTTTGCCTTCTCAAAATCTTCTATTGTAGTGTTCTTTTTCTCTTCTCCATGATATACTAAAGCCTTATGTCCGGTGGTGCGGTAGATCTGGATAAACCATTGGTCGATGAGAACAGGTGGCACAACCACAAGCGTTTTAGGCACGAAGTTGCACAACATGGTTCCAATCATCATTATGGTCTTACCTAAACCCATTTCATCAGCGATAATACCGCCACGAACCCCGCATATCGGATCCTCTCTAAGCTCATTATTTAAAATCCAACGAACACCATCATACTGATACTGCTTTTTATCCATTTTGGTCCGTTGTATATAGGTGTCGAAGAAGGCTAACCTCTCTTCAATAGTCTTACCAATGGTGGCCATTGGATTAGTCATGTTACACATTAAATGTTATCTTGATATTCTTAAATACCACCAAGCAAAAATTTGCAAAAAGTATTCAATTTTTTATTTTTAAAACCGTAAGTTAGTTTTACTAAAAATTCATATTTCCACTTTTGGGAAAAGTGGAGCAAAACTTAATCCCCTTGTTTATTAAATATAATCCGGACTTTTAATCCGGACACTTCCTATTGTATGTGCTTTTTGCTCCACTTTTCCCAAAAGTGGAAATTATGAATTTTTAGTGACACTTAATAATTAGGAAAAAATTGAAAAATTGAAATACTTTTTAACCAATAAATGAAAAGTATAAAATATATCAAGTAAAAGTTTAAAGCTAAAATGAACAAACAAGAAACTATTGACGTTGTTGATTTTAATAACATGTTCTTCAGTAATCAAGCCGAAGACAATTCGAGAGATGAATTTAATGTCGAGACGTTCTTCGCTGATGAAGATCTTGAAATTGTGTTTGAATTTTATGACAGAAAATCAAGAGAGAACATAACTACTCCTAAGGAAAAAGATATGATACCTTCACGTTCTTATCATGAGGGCCGCATTTATGGCTCAGGACATTACGGCAACAAAGAAAAAGAAGAGAGATATCAAGCGTGGGTCAAGAATTTTGACTTAGTCCAATCAAGCATTTATGAGTATAAAAATCAGCCTGAAGTGTCTATTGATGAAAAACCAGCTTGGGACTTACCAAGACTAATTGATTTCAAAGACATTGATGATGAAATTGATGCAATTGAGACTAGATTGGATTTTCCAACTAGTATGTATTCATATATGTATGATACTATTCGTTTCCCAGATGTCGAATCAGATGATGATGACGAAGAAATCGTAGAACCTAGAGTAGTTATGCGTATAGTCGCCAGACCAACTCCTCTGGAAGAAGGCGAAATCGTAGATGACGAACCATTTATTAGAGCTCCAGTGATAAGTAATGAGGCGGCTAAGATCATGGCAGATGAGTTTTCTGACACTTATCTGGGAACAAATAGAATGGTAAAAGAGGGGAGGAGGGATGTAAGTGAATTTGACTGGTAATGTATTAAGTATAAATTGTATATTGTATATTGTATATTGAAGTTTATATATTTAATTAGGGTAAAACCCTTTTTTTAATTTGTAAAACAAACGGAACATTATGAAGAGCCACATTAAATATATGAAGAATTTCGAATTTTTATCTCTGATGTCAGGTATCAAATATGTAATTTTTTTTATAAGAGCGAATGGTTCCTCCTGTATCTCCTCTTCTTTAAAATGATAGTCATCATTTTCTATTAGGTACGCCTTCAATCTATGAAGGATTTTATCGAGATATTGATGACTATACCCGTCATATTTGAGTGATTTTTTGCTGTAAAGTTCGACGTGCCATACTGTCTCACTAGATGTAGTTATCTCAATAATATAAGGGACTCTATTTTTAACCTTCATATTATAAGTCACATTAAGTTGCGACTCAATTACAAGCCAGTTAACCTTGAATTTTCTATCATGATATTTATTATTGACAATAAAATTTCTTATAATTTGGCTAATTTTCATTTGCGATTTATATACAATATCGCAATTGTCATGATTTATCGAGACATGAAGGGTGCCAATCTTGCGGATATCGTTGCTAAGTGAAATAGACATTCTAGTATTATATTTATGTAGTCAGTATATGAGTGACAAAGTATCTCAATTTTTTTGAAATGTAGTGAACTAAAAAAATAGTATTTATAATTTTTTAGTAAAACTAATTTATGGCTTATTATTAAAAAAATTGAAATACTTTTTAATAATAATTGTAAGTTATAAATAAATAATCAAAAATCACAATTTAAAATGTCCTACACTAAGTCAAACAATAATAAGCCCTTCTGCAAGGTTTGCTTTGATGCCAAGAAGCCTGAGAGTGAGTATACTAGCCATTATGTCCGATCTCGTCCTGATCAGAATGGTAATACTGTCGTGACCTGCCCTATTCTAGCTGCGACAGAGTGCCGCTATTGCTTCAAGTTCGGACATACTATCAAGTTCTGCAATGTCTTAGAGGAGAAGAAGAAGAGGGACAACAAGAATAAATCGGTTGCAATTCGAAACCAGAAAGCACTCGAGAGAAGGGCAGCTGTACCTGTAGCATTGCAAAGAGATAATGCGAACTATGCTGGTAAGTTTGCTTCCTTGTATGATCCGGAGGAGGAAGAAGTGGTAAAGCCTAATATCGTGGTAGCCGATGAGAACTTCCCAACCTTGAATAAGAAGCAGGTAAGTTTCGAAGGCACACCTAATAATAATTGGGCTTCTATTGCTGCCAAGCCTGCAGCGCCTTTAGCTAAACCTGCAGCAAAGCCTGCAACAGTACAGAAAGCGCAAGCTCGATCATGGGCTGATGAGAGCGATTCGGATGATGAGAGAGTATTAAATACTTTGCCTAGCCAAAATGATGTTGGAGAGGAGGTGTATGCGCAAGTCATCAGATATTATCCTGAAAATGAAGCCGATAAAATTACAGGAGTAATCTTGGAATCCTTTGAGATATATGAGATATTAAATCTTATTGCAAACACAGTATCAATGAGAGAAATAGCTGATGAAATAAGTCAAGCTATATATCAAGAGAGATATGCGACTGAACCAACTTCTTATCCTAATAGAACTTTGGCAGAGGATAATGATTGGTAAAGCGAAATGTAAGTATATATTGTATATTATTGTATATTTGTATAATTTAATTAAGTTAATATAATTTAAAAAGATATTCTTTTTTTATCTCTACAACTATGTCATGATTGCTGCCTGCTGCCTGCTGCTCTTAAGTGCAAGCGTATTGCTGCCTGCTGCTGCTCATAATAGGCCAAAAAGTCGGCATTATTTGGTAGTCGAGTTGTAGTCGACTTGGTAGTAGATTAGTCTGTAATATGGTGGCAGGGTGGTAATGGCTATGGGTTGCAGAGGACATCGACTTCCAGATAAACTTCCAGATAAACTTCCAGATAAACTTCCAGATAAACTTCCAGATAAACTTCCAGATAAACTACAAAATATTATCTCTTTCTCTTTATTTTGTAATAAAATTGATTAAATAATAAATTTTATTGCAACAATTATATAATCCTCACGATGATGCCAACAAATGTACACAGCAAATATATCGATAAAAGAATTCAAGATCTTCAAAAAAGGGAACGTTTTAATTCAAAATTAATCGACACTTCTCATGAAGATTTTATTAAGGATTACGCATCAAATGTATTTACAAATTTAATCAGAGATACATTTACTAACTCATATATTAAGGATTTTCCGTGCAGTGATTGCGGCAATCCTTCAACAGAAAGATGTCATGGTATAGGCGAAGAAAGACCGTTATTGATAAAAAGAGCATTAGAAAAAGTTTGGTCTGATACAACAAAACCTATTATGATGAAAGAAATTATAATAGCATTTTTAGAAGAACATAAATATACAAATTTTACATTCAAATGTCATAATTGTCACAAAAATGAGAAGAAAAAAATTAAATTAATTAATTAATTAAATATACAATATACAATATACAAATTTATATCTCACTAGACACTATTTTTTTACCATACTTTTTTAATATATTCTTATTCTCCTGACTATCTTCAAGCTCTGCATACTTAATATAAATACTGTACTCAGTATGATCATCCAAACTCTCATATCCAACGAAAACACGAGCATAGTTATAATGCTCTGCTAATAACTGAAAAGTACTCCACCAACTTTGCTTCTCTAATGATTTCACATTAGCAATTGGCTGAACATCAACATTTCCAGTCGTAGAACACTCATAAAACCCTTTCTCGTTCTTCTTTGGCATTGATCTACCTTTAAGCTCGTTATCAGTAACAATCGCATAGAACTCTTTCGCCTTAGTCCATTGATCTTCGTCATTGCCATCATACACCTTGAATTTTCTCCAAAGCGATGAATTACTAAGCTTTACACTCATAAGCGCAGCCTTCTTAACCTCGCGCTCACTAGGCTCCTCAGGCTCCAAACCCTGAATTTCGCGCAAAGAGCATGTTTTACCAGCAAATTCAGTGGACATACGCTCAACACTTTCCTCGTATGCACGGCAAATATCGACAACAGACTTGGTCATGGAATAAAACTTGGTCCTCTTGATCTTGGCACGACTTTCTGCAGACCAAATCATATAGTTAAAGAGGAAACGGCATAACTGATACAACTTGTCGCGACTGTAATGATCATGAGCCATAACAACAGTATCGAAGTTGCCCAACTGCTCATTAATAAGAGTGATGCTCATGCCAACGCAATGAAAACCAGTGACAAATGTAGGGCAGTTAGGTCTATCCTTTATGAGCTGCTGAATCTGACTTGAAGGCTCAAGAAGTAACTTTTTCTCTTCAGCAGAAGCAGAAGCATTAAGCTGCAGTAAATCATTAGCTCTATATGTCTTACCAGTCTCTTGCCTGAATCTCCAAAGCTCAGTTCCAAAGCCATTGATAACAATCACATTAGCAGTAGGATAATATTTCAACAAGGTCTCAACACAAGCATAATGAGTTGCCCTACGAGTGTAAGCAGGAACAAAATGGTAACTGAACGCATTAGAATCAATTCCCATTCTTGGAATAATGTAGTCAAGAAAATCTAACAAACATTTCTCATTTCCTAACTCAAAAGGGAAATCATTATCATACCAGTCCTTTCGGTTATTAGTATTCATATCGGCTCTTACAGCAACCAGATTAGGTATTACAGAATCAACAGTCGAATTTTCCATTATCTGTTTAACGCTAATGTCCTCTTCAACAATACAGAACTCACAGTTATTAACACCAAAATAATCGCTTGAACGAATGATGGCTAATTCCTTCTCCACATCGCGAATCAGGATCTTATGAAATAATGGGTCAGCTTGTCGACTGCACCAAATACCGTCAGGCGAGCCGGAATAACCAGTTATACTCTTAACCACAACAGAAGCATTAAATCTTCTGACGAACTCCTGATTCTCGGGAATATACTTATGCGCTTCATCGATATGAATCACAAACTTACGTCCAGACTGTCTAAAGGTGGTCGAGTCGGAAGCTAAATCAAATAACTGAGGAATGCTATCTCTGATCCTCTTCTCATGAGCACAGCAAACGATAACTTTAATATCGGGATGCTTAGTAATGAGTGCATTGGCATCAGTAACACTCTTGGCATGAAGACAATCACCAGCAGTCTGTTTCTTGCTGTTAAATACAACAATCTTTTTAGATCCGACAATTTCTTCCATACGGCCGAAGAACTGCATGCCGGCCGAAAGTGTGTTCATTGTTAGCACAATATGAATATTTCTGGTTTTGTCAGCCGTAATATCGCTAATACAGATGAATGTTTTACCTTCCTGTGGCTTTCTAACCACCAAACTTAACTTGCTCTCAAATTCGTCAACAGTAATATAGTCAGACATTCTTTTAACTTTTAACTTGTTTTAATAACTTGTTAACTTGAATAATTTTATATATTTAAATTTTATATCAAAAAGTATTTCAATTTTTTTAATTATAAGCCATTTTTTAATTGCACTAAAAATTTATAAGGCGAAGCCGACTGTTAAAGGCGAAGCCGACTGTTAAAGGCGAAGCCGACTGTTAAAGGCGAAGCCGACCGTATAAAGCGAAGCCGACCGTATAAAGCGAAGCCGACCGTATAAAGCGAAGCCGACCGTTAAAGGCGAAGCCGACCGTAAATAATTAATTATTATAAATTTATTATAATTAAATATTATAATGTCTGATGAAATTAATAATGACGAATTACCACCACCTTTAATAAAATTAACTTCTGAAGAAATAGCTAAAGCACAAGAAGAGATTAGAAAAAGTAATATTAAAAAAGAAAGAGAAACTCAATTAGTAGATAAATACCCAACAATTACTATTGCAATTATAGGACATGGAGGAGATTTAATTCATGAATTATTAGAAAATGAGGATCCAAATATTAGAATATTTTCTAGAGCAGGACAGCCATTTTGTCTAGGTATTGCCACTACAAAAATGTTAGATTTTATTGAAAATTTATATATTTCGGATGAAAGAGAGGAAACCAAAGATACAATAAGTAGTTATCAAATGCTACTTGAAGTTGCAAAATATTATAATAGTAATGAAGGCGACACACAATTTAAAGGAATGTGTGATAGATTATTAACAGAAAACCCTAATGATAGTTCTTCAAAACATACAAAACAAAATATTGAATGCAAAAAACATAACCAAATATACATGCCATATTATGATCATAGATATAGTTTTACAGATAATACATCTGTTTTATCTGGTCAAAATGGAATATTTGTTTTAGAAACACTTAATCATACATCAAAAAGTAATATTAATTATAACAATAATATAAATTTAGCTTTAAAAAAATACTTTATAAAATACCCTGATTTTCAAACTAGAAATATATTTAATCAACAAATAATTACAAATTTTTTAAAACAATTTAATTTAGAACCTGATTTAGAAACAAATTTATCCCCTGATGATAAAGAAAAGTTAGAATATTTAAGATACCGTTATCCACCAGAACAAGTAGCATTAAATAAAAAATATAAAGATGAATTAGATGCGAAGATTAATAGTTTGTTATTAAATTCAAAATTAACCAGGTATAGTAAAAAAATTTTAGAAAAATTTCCTTTTATTACTATTTATCTAATTATAACTAAATTTGTTGATGAAAGCTCTGAAATACACAATTTAGTTAATGCAGTAGATGATAATATAATTAAAATAAAAGCAAAAGAATTACATTTACAAACAATAACTAATGTAGAAGACCGATTAAGAAAAAAAGAATTAGAACAACAAAGGAAAGAATTTATGAAATTATATACAGATTTTGATGGCATAATTGATGACATAAAGTTAAGTGAAATCATTAATTTTTTAAAAAAAGAAGGATTTGTTGTAATTAATATTATTGATTTTTCTTGTAGATATGTAGATAAATATTTAGATGACGCATATATAGAAGACAGTGAATTAGAAGAACGCAAATTAAGAAAAGAAAAAAAACTGGAAAGAATAAGAGAAAATTCTGAAGAACAACTAATGCATAATGAATTAATTAATAAAAACATAGGTGGAAGAAAAAAACGTAGAACTAGAAGAAAAAAGAGTAAAAAAGTAGAAAATAAGAAAAACAAGAAAACAAAAAAAATGAAATAATTTAAATAAAAAATTAAATTAAATATAAATATACAATTAATACATCAATCTATTCTTCAGCTCCTTCCAAAAACATATAGGAGCACTCATTCTATAATGACCCACAAACCAAATACCGTCAATAGTTTTAACTGATCGGTGTCCTCTTCTCAACAAATTATTCTCTGAGTTAGTGCTAGTAAGCAAAGCAACATCACCAGTCCTCATGTTCATAAGCGCCGCCTTAAGCCAAATTTCTCCATCTTCTCTCTCATTTTTCATCATAAGAAGAATTTTCCAGTCATTCTTTTGTTGTGACAAGGGCATAACTCGATTTAAATTCTCGAGGCTGTGTTCACACATCTTATAACCACAGTCATTGTCATCATCTTCCAATTGACTAGTAATAATCTCTTCACTTGATTTTGCATACTGCAGATTACCAGGTAAATCGCCTAGGTAATACTCGTGAGGAATACTTGAAACTTTAAACATCTTTAAGGTTTTACCAATGGTGTACTTAATAAATTAATAGAATAATTGTAATACCAAATAAGCATTTCAATTTTATATTTTTTGTATTAAAAATCAATTTCACTAAAAAATTATAAATCCACTTTTGCTCTCTAAAGAGTAGTAGATTTATAATTTTTTAGTATATTTAAAAATAACCATTAATTAAAAAAATTGAAATACTTTAATACACATTAAGTAAATGTATTAAAGTATTAAAGTATCAAAGTTATAAAATAAATTCGTAAACTTAAAAATGAGCACTCATATCGACTTCAGAACCTTGCCCGCTAACATTCCTAGCTTGTGCATCCCAAGAGTTTACCCCAATATTGATGAGCGCAGTATTTACCGCATCTTCGATGACCTCAAACTTGGAGATATTGATCGCATCGACATAGTACGCGGAAATAACTCAAAGGGAGAAAAGTGCAATCGTGTATTCATTCACTTTACTCGCTGGTATAATAGCAGAAATGCGAATACGGCTCGCGAAAGACTTCTAAACGGCAATGATATCAAGGTAATTTATGATGATCCTTGGTTTTGGAAGGTAGCGGCTTATAGAGAAGCATCACCAACGCATAGAAGCGAAAAGCGTACCGTAAAGCGAGTAGACAGAAGACCTTCCTCAACCAGAGAAGAGCTAGATAAAGAACTAGAGAAAATCAACCTATTGATTAAAAACGCACCTAATCTACAACCAAAAGTAGTAGAGGAACCAATTGTAACCGAAGGAGATGGTATTAAATATGATCTAAAAGTCATTAATAGTGTAAAAAAACGTAAAATTATTATTATAAAACCTGAAGTAAAAGCAACATCAACATCTATTATTTGTGAAGAAATCAATAAAGAATAAATTATATTTGTATTTGTATATTTAATTAATTAATTAACTATTTTTTTCCTATCTATTTATCGTTGATATTTGCACCATTAATACTATTATTTAAAGCACATAATATATTATAAGTCGCCTCCAAATGAGCAACAAGTTCATTATCATAATAACTAGATAATGGGACAGTCTTTGAATATTTATTCTTCATAATTGCCAACTTTTTGCTTCTAATAATTCCATCAATAGTCTTCAAATTGTCTTCAATAGATAGCGAACTATTTCTCTCTACATTCTTTTTATAATTCTCTAATAATTCCAGTTTTTTCTTTAATTCTGCAATCTCAATATCAATATTCTTATTTGTATCTACATTCATATTTATATTAATATAAATATAAAATTGATACTATTTTATATATATTATTAAAGTAATATACTAAAAATAAATATATATCTTTACAAAAAAGAAAATGACTTGTAATATTTGTTGTGATACTTATAATGTATCTTCAAGAGCAAAAATAGCATGTTACTATTGTGATTTCGGTGCTTGTCGAACATGTTGTGAAACATATGTATTATCAGAATCTTTACCAAAATGTTTAAATAGTAAATGTGGTAAAGAATGGTCACGTAAATTCATAAGAGAGAAATTCACGAGTGTATTTGTAAATAAAAAGTTTAAGAAACATATGGAAGATATTTTATATGAACAAGAAAAAGCACTTATGCCAGCAACTCAACCAATTATTGAAGAAATGAATCGTAAGAAACATATAAGAGAAGAACTTGCAGAATTAGACGAAGAAATTGAAAAATTAGCACGTCAAAGGAGGCTACTAGAACGAACAATATATAATCCAGAGCTAGATAAAACAAAGGAAATACAAAAGACCAGTTTTATGCGTTCTTGTGCTGCCGAAGGATGCCGAGGTTTCTTAAGTAGTCAATGGAAATGCGGTATTTGTGAGCTATGGACGTGTCCTGATTGTCATGAATTAAAAGGAGCAAATAGAGACGACCCAGACCATAAATGTGACCCAAATAATGTTGAAACCGCCAAATTATTAAATAAAGACACAAAACCTTGTCCTAAGTGTCAAACAAAAATCTTTAAGATCGACGGTTGCTTTGCAGAAAATACACCTATTTTATTATGGAATGGAGAAATAAAAATGTCACAAAATATTAGAATTGGAGATGAGTTGGTTGGCGATGATGGAAATAAAAGAATTGTAGAAGATGTTTGTCAAGGTCAGGATAAATTATATGAAATTCAGCAATCAAATGGAATAACTTATATAGTTAACTCCAAGCATACTCTTGTTTTACGAGAAAAACGAAAATATATAGATTTACATAATAATATTAAAAATGCTCCATTTCCAAATGATTTTGAAACAAAAATAATTCAAGTTGACGAGTATTTGAAGTGGAGCCAAGAAGATAAAAAATTATGGGTTGGATTTAAAGCAATGCAACCATTTAATACAGATTGTTACAGTACTATTTCAGTAAAAGAATTAGAAATTGGAAATTATTATGGATGGATTGTAAATGATAACCATAGATTTATTCTTAGTGATTTTACTGTTGTAAAAAATTGCGATCAGATGTGGTGTACGCAATGTCATACAGCATTCAGTTGGAAAACAGGTGCATTATCAACATCTATTCATAATCCGCACTATTTCGAATGGATGCGCAACCGAGGAGGAGGCGGTCAACCGCGTGCTGCAGGGGATATAATATGTGGTCAAGAATTAACACACCATACTCCACGTCAATTAGAAGATTTAATAAAGAATAAAAATCACTCGAATTTGTACTCTTCTGTAGAACAAAATAAATATTATAATGGAGGATTTTATGTTAACTATAAACAAAATGTTCGCCAATTTGAAGACTTAATTCGTCAAGTTATACATATTAGACACGTAGAATTGCCTCGTTTTACAGTAGAGCATTTCAACAAAAACCAAGAATTAAGAGTAAAGTATCTATGTAATGAAATATCAGAAGAAGATTTGAAGATTCAAGTGCAACGAAACGATAAAAAGAATAGAAAAGAAACAGAAATATCAAATATTTTAAGATTAATAGAAACAATGATGACGGACATAGTATATCGAGTAATAGATGACCTACAAAAATCGCTGCCAAATGAACACAAATTTGACGAAATAATAAAGGAAATAGACGAATCAAGAGAATATTGTAATAATCTATTTAAGGATGTAGCATTTACTTATAATTGTGTTTGTTATACACTAGACGAAAAAATGTATTTAAGGACTTATAAATTAGAAAAGCCAAGTAAGAAGCAAAAAGGTGGCGGTCAAAATGAAGAAAACAATAGCGATAGTGAAAACGAATAAACCAAAAGTTAAATTATAATCAGAATAAAGTAGAATAAAGATAATTCATTATAAATATTAAATATTAAATAAATGACAACTATTTTCAAAAACGACAATTTAGAATTAATAAAGACAGACAATGCAAACAAATACATAATCCAATTCAGAGTAAATACAGATCAGAATGCAGCCCTTATACGTTCACTAGTTAGAACCCGTATTATCCAAGGGGCAACAGTAACAAGAGATTATCTAACACTCAAATTTCAAGCGCACTCAGTAGAAACTTTTTTTTCAAATAATAAAATCCAAAAAATAAAAATCCCAGAAGCCGCCAACATCCTTCAGACGCTATCCAATCAGTTAAACTACCTCCTTAAATACGAATCCAAGACGATAATAGGTTATCAAGCCAATCAAATAATCCTAATAAACGGCGAAACCCCAGCATTCCTTGGCAGCCAATTAATAGCCGATTTAGATTCCGAAGGAAATGAATCAAATTTGGCTACAATTTGCTGCCTATTTAATACAAAAGAATTCTTTGCAGCTCCAGAATTATTAAAAATAAATCGTCTTCCAGCCAAAGTTCACTATAAATCGTCTTATTATAGTTTGGCTTCTTTAATAATATATTTATTGATTTATAATCAAGATAATCCACATACATTCGATAACAATCCATTAAGTTATTTAGATAAACATCCTATAAAAAACACAAAATTATATTGGCTTCTCTCTAGATGTTTAGAAGAAGATCCAAATAAAAGAAGTATTATCTTTATTTAGACATTTTTTTTGAATTTAATTTTGGTTATACCTTTTTTAAAGGTATATTTTCTAAAGGTATTTTTTTTTAAAGTTGTATTATATATGTCATTAACTGCTTTTAAAAGAAAATCCGTCATTAATTATGGTTCAAATCGTTCAGGAAAAGGTCCAGGTGGAATATGGTTGCCTCAAGGTCCATTTGGCCATTCTACAACAGGTCTTCAATTAGCAATTGATAATCCGGGTCCAGTTGGATTTTCGATCAACGGAGGTCATCGATCTAGAGGCGGTATCGGCAGAGATATGAAAATGTCAAAATCAGGTACACCTTATAGAGGAACAGAACCAATTGGATTTGGTGGAACTTATGGAAGATATCCATCTGCACAGCTTGTAGGTAACCAAGCGACAGGTTCTTCCGGTGCAGTTCCAAATTATGGGTCCAAAGACGGCCCAGTCCAACCAGTCCTCAATTCTTCTATCGTTAACACTGAAGGTACCCAATATTTATACATTAAACCTTCCGTCCTATCCACTGATGGTATGTTAGATAAGAAATATAGATGGGCTTATTATGGGACATATCCTAACTATTGGGTTCAACCAATTTACACAGGAAATCAAAGCGACTCTGCAAGTCAAGGATTTTATATTCAAAATGTTGCTTCTGCTAATACTTGCAATTTGAAGGTTAATAATACAGAAGAATATGAGAACCATTTTGTTAAATGTGGACCCAATTTATGCACACCTGGTAGATCATGTGCCAAATTTAAATACAATGATTTGGCTCGTAATGGTCCTTATACTAAGATATTGGGACAACCCGTTTCTTATGAACAATATAACTTAAATATTGCAAAACAATGTAATAATCCTCAAGGACCACAAAAACCATTCCCTTATGCAGTCAATACAGGAACAGGAATTAAGACAGGTGGTATCTCAATGACTAGTGTTGGAAGCTCGTGTGGAACATCGAATGTATATTTGACACCCCCAGCATGGTATTGGGCTAAGTAAAAATATTAAATTAAAATAAAAACTATATAAAATTATTATCAAATATTATATTTAATAATAATGGCAAACACGTTTGTAGGAGTATTTGGTTATATTATTGGCAAGAAAAAACGCTTGATGAAGGTAAGCGATGACGCCGACCTTTTATGGCAACTTGCAACACGAGAAATCTATATTTTAATGAATAAATACAATTATAATAAAAAAGCATTACAAGAAGCCTTCTCTCAAATTAAAGTTAGAAAACATGATGATAAAAAGAAATTCACAAAAGAAGAAATAGAGAGAATAAAATATTTTACAGATTATGAGATAAGTGAAACAAATCTGCGATATTGTGAAGCCAGTTTTATAAATATATTAGAAGCAGGACATATAATAAAAGAACCAGAAGAATATGGATACATATTTATACTAGATTTCAATAAAGGTGCAGTACGTTACTATAAAAAAGATCTAGATAGTAAAATAAATGAATTAGATTCTGCAACATTGGAAGAAATTATGCAATTTGAAGATATGCCAACAATTAAATATGAAGAACTTCTCTCAAATATGAAAGCAAGGTTTGAAATATTCTTCGAAAATTATACAAAAGTATCACAAGAACTAGATAAGTTATATAAAATAAAACAAAATGCAAAAGCACAAGGTGCATCAAATATTGAAGAAAAGGTCGATAAACTAATTTATGATATGAAAATGGAAGAAAAGAAGCTACATCTAGGTCGTCGCGTTTTCTACAATCGGTTAAAAGATCTTGACCTATTGGAAAAAGAATAGAAGATAATAACAAAACAACTTAAATACAACACTTATATTTATTATAAAAATGAGTGAATATTTAAACAATAATATAAATAATTTTACATATGATATAGTGAATAATTTATTAAATATTTATGATAAAGTTATGGTTTTAAAAATATATGTAGATGCTAATGATGAAGATTTACGCGATGAATACATTGATGCAGCAATGAGACATAATCTTAGACTAATAAATTATCCAACCCATATTGATGCGGGTTTTGATTTATTTGCCCCAGGAAATGAAGGTGAAGAATTTGACAACTTTGGTTTATCACTTCGTTTTTTTGGACCAAATTGGCCAAATCGTAATACTCGTGTAAATAAGCTTGATTTTAAAGTTAAATGTTCCGCACAAATGATTACTGACAATCGTAAAGTATTCAATACAGGATATTATATGCATCCTCGTTCTTCTTTATCAAAGACGCCATTGCGTTTGGCAAATTCAACCGGAATTATCGATTCAGGATATCGTGGAAACTTGATAGGAATGTTTGATCTAACAAATCTTCCTGATAATCTTTCAGATAGTAGAGAAGCAGATTATTTTGGTAGAAAGTTGGATAGATATGTGCAAATATGTGCGCCTGGATTAGTTCCTATACTAGTAGAAATAGTCAATTCAGTTCAATTTCTAGGTGTTGAAACGATGAGGGGTGGTGGAGGATTTGGCTCAACAGGACGATAAGCCAACGGCGACTGATAAGCCAACGGCGACTGATAAGCCTTAAAGCCTTAAAAAATCCTTTAATCAGATATTTTATTTTATAAAAAGTATAAAATAAAATACTAATATATGGAGACAATATCAAAAAACATAAAAAAAATACTTAACAAAGAAAATCAAACTAAAATAATAGGATTATTAACAATATTACTAGCGTTATGGTTAGTCCTCTATTTTATTCCAGAATTATTTGCCACACTATTTAATACACTTTTAGGTAATTTAATACTTATTTTAGCAAGCATTTTAACATTTTCATACAACTTGAAGGCAGGAGCTATATTATCACTTTCTCTAATTATATTGTATCGCTTCTCCACATTAACAAAGGTAGAACCATTTACAGACGCTTCACTTCAAGATTTCTTACTTATTGAAAATACCATAAATCGTCAAAAGATATTTGACACAAATATATTAAGTACACAAGCAAGTCAAGAAGAATTGGATTATTTTAATTCAAATGGTATGTGGCCTTGGTCTTCTAATACAACCCAATTATACATAAATGCAACAAATTCAAATCCTTATATTAGAACATACTCAAAAGATGCAATTAATTATGCGCGATCTATATACAATGAAGCAGCCATTTTAGAACTTCTCTCTAACCAAACAAATGAAGGCTTATTTAAAATCAATGGAGTCCAAGTTCCAAATCCAGAAGGCAATCCAAAAGAAGAGTTGCCAAACGGTTTTGGAGACTTTGCTTATACTTCAGGTATATTAGATGATAGAAGAAATGATGTAATTAAATGTAACTTAGACACAAATGAACTTGAGAGAACAAGATATAATGGAAAAAGTGGCATTTTTGGAGAACAATTAAAGTCAGTAAGTTCTGTAGATTACAACAATTTGGAGGAGATAGTGCCAGGTTTTTCATTTATAAATGAGCCTTGTAATCCTTGTCAAAGCGTAAGCGGTAGTCAAAGCGTAAGCGATAGTCAAAGCGTATGTAAATTTAAATTAAATGTTAAACCTTAATTTAATAATTTACATAAAATCAACTTTGCACTTATAATTTTAAATTTATTAAACAAATATGTGAAAAATATATATTCAAATGCTCCAAGTAAAATAATAAACTGAATTGTTTCACACATTTTTGCAAGAAAACGCGAATTATTCCAATAAAAAATAGAAAAATTGGTCGGTTTATCTTTATTATTACCTTCTTCTGCTTGTCTAAAAATTTCTTCTACATCAATAAAATTACTTATTGAATCTTGAGGCACCATTTCAATATCAAATGAATTATTTAAATATTTTGGCGAACTTAAAACACGAGGTATATCATTAGCCGCAAAATAACGATAATAGTTTTTTCGCAAGTCATATAAAAATGCAATTAATAATAAAAAATTTGCACACCCAATGTAATAATAGCATATTATAAATAATTTATTATTATATTCTTTCATTCTCTCTTCTTCTTTATTGCAAATAGAATTATATCCATTATAAGTAATATTATAATTATAATTCTGAAATTCACTATCAAACATTTCATATATATTCTTTCTCTCAAAAGGAACAATATAATATATATAAAATAGTATCTCAAATTCAGTTATAACAGTTAAATGAATTAGATGGGATAATAGATTCTTCATATACTTTATATGAAAAAATTTTTATATCTTTAATTTTAAATATTAAATAATTATTTTTTATCTTCATCTTTTCTACTAATATTTCTCATGAGTTGCGCAGCAGATGGAGACAAGAATGGTGAATCTTCCAAACCAGACACTTGATGTTGTGAAATATCATTTGCAAAATGGTCCAACATTAAATTTTCAACATTATCATATAGCTTATTTGTTTGTCGAGTTAAAGTAAGTCGACTAACAAAATCATCATTTTGAGCTTCAGGTGTGTGACTTACAGTATAACATCTTTGAGTTCCTTGCGATGTTTGTCTAGCAGATGAATACATTGCTCCGAATTGAGTGCCAAATGTTCTTAATGAAATATAAATATCGTCGCATAAATTCTTCAGAAGTTTGTCATTTTCCAAACCATTTTCCGTCATATATTTTTTCATTTCTGTCAAGAACACATTTAATTGATCTTTCAAATTGGGACTATCTTGATCATTTGACGTACTATGTCTGTTACGACCAAATATACCCATAATTTTTCGTCTTCTATTATTATTATTATTATAAATATTAATATCATATAGTAGCTGCATAGTTCTCTGTCTAAATATATATTTGGTTAAGTCTTCTACAGAACTTTCGTCAAATATTAATATTTCATGACTTATAATAGTTTTGGAACCTTTGTCATCATAAACCTTTTGTTCAGCCTTCAATAATATTCTACATGTTTTAAATTTACTACAAGATATATGATAAATCTTATTAACTTCACTTACAATATTACCAACATATAAACTACTAACCCATAAATTATTTTTATAATCATAAATAAGACCATCTGTAATCTCTAATTTAACATTAAATAACAGTTTATAAACAATTTCATGCAAAATTTCACCATAAACATATCCTGAATTTTCAAGTTTATCTATGAAATGATAACTACTGTTATTAGAATTACCTAATGCATTAAGTAGAACTGCATCATGTTCGACACCAAATCCAATAAAGTAATTGCAGATTGACTTGTCTACAAGTTCGCATAATAATCCAGTTTCATTTTTGCCAACAGATACCTCTCCATCTGTCATAAATATGCTGACAATTTCAGAATCAGCATTTTCATTACGAATTTTCTCAGCAGTCGCACTAATATCTTTAAGTGCTAACTCAATATCTGTGCTATCCTTTGGAGTAATATGGCTAATTTTAAACAATATTTCGTTAATGTTTTCCTCATTAACTTTGCAACGGTCTACAATATTATAAATTAAATTGTCAAATGCATGAATTGTGATATGAGCTTTAATTGCAGAATTATCTTTGAAATACAAAACCATATTGTTAAGAGTATGGCAAATATGATGCATTTTACTTCTACCATCTGAACACAAATCTGACATGGATCCGGAGCGATCAACCATAAATATAATGTCAATATTTTCCTTACTTAGTGGTGCAGTAATTGCATTTAATTTAAGTATTCCAAATTTGGGACTGGAAATTGAATCAGGAATAGGAACTTTTACAATATCTAAAAGTCTATCTTCAAATGTGATAAATTTCTCAGTAAACAAAATATTATTTATTAATAGTGATAAATCGGTAGAAGACATTCTTAAATATTATACTTTTAATTAACATTATTTAATTAATATTCAATTTTTTTTTATCAATAAAATCAAGGAAACGCTGCTCAATATATTCACTAGCACTATAATAATCCTTAAATGATGTAAGATATTGAAATGGACTATTCTTGACAGGAATAGAAACATTAATTATCTTTTCTCCAATTTTAATATCAAAATAATCGATCTCGAAACCAGATTTGGTGTAAGCAATTCTATTATTTTCATTTTTAATTAGATGCCAGCCATTTTCTTTAAAGAGCTGGTCCAAAAATACGAAACCCTTGTTCTTAATTTCGGAATTTGAGATAGAATAACTATTTGACTGCGTATTCAAGTTAGAATGCATTTTATATCTTATATAAATATTATATTATACCTTTAAATGCATTTATTAAAATAATAAACCAATAAATAATATAAAATAAATAGTTTGTAAAAGAATAATATTAAAAACAAGTAATTTAATATTATTATAAATGGATATGCAAGTAGAAGGTGAAAGAAAAGTTGTTCCAGAACAAGTTAAATTAGTTGACATTAAAATAGACAGCGAATTAGTATCATTAAATGTTATGGTCCAATTCCTAACATTGGCGCACAAAAGAGGTGCCTTTGGTATTGATGAATCTGCAAAAATTTGGGAATGCATTAAAATGTTCCAAAAACCAGTTTAAATATTAATTTAATATAAGTATTTTGAATAAATAATTATATTAATTTAATCGCTTTGATTAGGGATTGAACATAAGACCTTTTCGTTATACCGAAAAATGCTAATATTTTAAACTCTTTTTTTAGTTTGTTTTCGTCTTTTTGATTGTTTTCGTCTTTTTGATTGTTTTCGTCTTTTCGATTGTTTTCGTCTCTTTGATTTACGTTTTCCACCTCCAATTTCTTCACCTTCGCCTGCTTCTTTTCTTCTTTTAATTTCATCTAGAATTGATTGTTTTTCTTCTGGTGTTAAATTTGGTAGCTGTGGAATATGAATATCATCAATCGTATTTATTATATCATATTCGTCTTTAGGTATTACGTTTAATGCTCTAACAATATTTGATGGTGGAGGAGCATTATGAGCTTCCATATTATTAGCAATAGCATTATTTAATTTTTCAGGAAAAATATCTATACCTCCATCAAATCTACAATTTAATCCAGTACTACATATTGGACATGATATTCCTATATTATTAAGTGTGTCATTATATTTATTTTCCGCTTTACACCAGTTTAATAAACAATCTTTATGAAATTTATGTTTGCATTTAGTTTCATAAACTTCCATATTAGGGTCCCTTAAATTCTCCCTACATATTGGACACATTTCTTCAGTCATATTATATATATATATATATTATTTATAAATCTTTAAGGTGTTAATTATTATTCTTTTCCATTTGAATATTTCTTATCAACTTTCTTCCTATCTACCTTTTGTAAAGTTTGAAAATCAACCTTCGCAAGTATAATCTGCAAAAATTTGGGAATGCATTAAAATGTTCCTAAAACAACTTTAAATATTAATTTAATATAAGTATTTTGAATAAATAATTATATTAAAATAATCGCTTTGATTAGGGATCGAACCTAAGACCTTTTCGTTATACCGAAAAATGCTAACATTTTTAAACAGCGAAATGCTCTACCTACTGAGCTATCAAAGCACATATATATTTGTTTACAGGATTATATTTTCGTTGCACTACCATTGTGCTACATTACTTACGCAATGGCGAGAATCAAACTCGCGTCTCCGTCTGAGAAGGCCAAAAATTGCTGTTAAAATCCTTTAACATAGTATACTACTACAATGTCTTTAAATTGTTTTAAACTATAAATATATTAAATCAAAATTATTTTTCTATAATCTAATATTATGGAAGACCTTAGAGATGGGAAAAAATTATTAATATTACTAAAACCAAAAACAGGTGATGCACCTGCATTTGGTGACATACCATTTGATCCGCTAATATTTGATGCATTAACTACTACTAGTAGATTAGCCGCAACAGCTTCAACGGAATCAAAAATATTAATTTTATGTGGTCCACCTGGATGTGGAAAATCAACTGTAAAAGCGGATTTGCTTGCTCAAAATAGTATTGACACTTATATAAATATTGATCCAGATGAAATCCGTACTATCCTCATGACAAATGGTGTTACATTTCCTGATGATAAAACAATGACTGGCATCACAAATGCATTTAATAAAAGAATGTCGGATGAAGCTCAACGTCGTCATCTAAATATTGTATTTGATACAACTGGACAAAATTTCAGAGCAGTTAGTGATATAATTTATACTTCAAAACAACTAGGATACAAGTCATTTTTTTCAATTATTTGGGCTTCAAAAGAAACATGTCAAAGAAGAGTCCAAGGAAGAAACCAATATTTAAAAGATTCGCATTCAGGACGCATAGAATTACCTTTAGAAGTTGCAGAGGGAATTTATGATGGATTTGTTACTACGCCAAGAGGTACAGCATCTATGCTATTATTAGATTATCCAGTTAGAGCAGATGAAGTATTGTTATATAATAATGACACGGATGGTTCTCAACCAACACTTTTATATCACAAAATTGGAACTACAGTTGAGAAATCGACAGTCTTTACAGGATTTTATAATATGAATTTAAGTGAATCAGAACCATATATTACATTAATGACAAGTGGAGGTAAAAGAAGGTCAGTTTGTAGAAAGCAAACAAATAAAAGAAGGTCGGTTCGTAGAAAAAGAACAAATAAAAGAAGAAAATAAATATTAATAAGTATTTGAATAATTATTAATATTATAATAAGGTCCCACCGAGATTCGAACTCGGGTTTCAGGATTCAAAGTCCTGAGTGATAAACCAGCTACACTATGAGACCACAAATAAGTGAATCCTCTTAAATATCCTTTGTGACTTTTAATCAGCGTAAATTACTTCACATAGTAATTTAAATACAATAATGTTATTTTAACTACTATAAAATAACCCTTCATAAATTATGAAAATCTTTTGATTTTAAAATTGATGTGATGGATATTATTCCCCCAATAATACTGGATCCTTAAACAATTACTGGTTTCATTTGGTTAATTTTGCTTTTTTTAGTAGTTCCTAAAAATTTAAGAATCTACTATAAAAAATATCAATAAAATTTTAATTTTTGCTGTATGAAACCAAAAAGGGGACCATCGGGAATTGAACCCGAGTCGCGTGCTAATTTGAAACAGTCGGTTTCTATGAAACCTTATCAGTCGCAATTAAAGATTGCTTACAACTATCGGTTTATATGAAACCTTACCCAAAGCACGCATTCTACCACTAAACTATGATCCCAACCATATTTGGATTGCAGGTATCGTTAAATTTTAGAAGAATTTAAAAATTTGCTGTTAGATACCTAAAATTTATGCTCTACCCACTGAGCTATGCGAGCTTATAAATAAATATTTATTTGGACTAGGAGGGTTTCGATCCCTCTACCCTACGCTTGCAAAGCGTATACTCTACCAATTGAGCTACAAGCCCTTAAACTCAAAAAAAATACATATGTGCCCCACCTTCGCATATATCTGTCACAGACTTCACTGTGTCCTATATCATCGGGTTGTTTCGATCAACCGTCCTTCTGGTTATGAGCCAGACGCGCTTCCTCTGCGCCACGATGATGGGTTGTCATTGTGTGGTTTCGATCCACATCCTCCGACATTTTGTTGGTTGGCACGCCTCCATTACGCTTCAATGACTTTTACATCATAGTGTGGTTTCGATCCACATCCTCCAACCGTTGTCGGCACGCTTCCATTACGCTTCCATTACGCTTCAATGACTTGTTTGATATGTGCCCCGCCGTCGCACATATCTGTCATAGACTTACTATGTCCCGATCAACCATATCAATGACTTTTTAATTATCATTAATCCAATTAATCGCCTAAATGATTTTTATAAATCATTACTCATTTTTACATACGTTTAAAATACATAGTACTAAACTCTCTATAAGCCACATTTGTCCCCCGTTTGATATATGCCCCTTCCTCCGCATATATCTGTCACACCCTCCAAATTATATTTGTGTGTCCATTTGCCGATTCCTAAGAATCTTTATTATACGCTCCAACCATCGCACATAACAGTCATAATCTTCACTACTTCACCCCCACATATTATAACAATGAATTGTCTTTAAGTAGTTTTTTAAAATATAAATTATTTCTATAAATGATATCAGATTTCCTAGTAGTTAGATACAGGGATTACTTCTTTTATATATTTTAATTGTATTTATTAATAATTATAAACATATTTCCAACTTAAATTATTATCAAAAAATTATGCTTCTCTCTACAATAACAATTGCAATTGGTATTCATTTAGGAGTTGAAATACAATATAATTTTAATCCTTACAAATAGATTTAAAAAAAAATATTTGCCTATAATATAAATGTATTCTATTTCAGCAAATAGCTTATTAGGAAGACTTCGAGTTATTACTCAAACCCAACCAAGATTTACAATTGGAAAGGGTACTCAACGTTTTTTAGGATTTGGAAGAAGTCTTAAATTTAGAGCAATGTAATACTATTAAAATAATTAAATTTTTTATAATTATAAAAAATTTAATTAACAAATTATTTCTTATATCTTCTCGTTCTTCTAGATCTTCTAGATCTTCTAGATTTTTTGCCACCATATCCAATATTTCCTAAAACATCACGTCTTACCTGTCTAGCAATTCTTCCTTTATACTCAGTATCTGCAACATTAGGGTCGTCTATGTAAGGTCCAAGAATTGGACAACACGTTAAATCAACAATAATCAATCTTTCTACACCATTATCTGCAAGATAATTTACAATTTGTTCTAATGTAATAGATCGTCTCCCTGTTCTTGAAGATGATCTAGAAACGCCAGCAGCATTATTATATACTTCATCGAATATTTCCTTACGTACATTAAAGGGATCATTCATACTTGTGATAGCCCAATCTTCGCTAGTAGGTGCCATATTTTCTGGCAAAAGACAGTATGTTTTATTTATCATTTTTCTTCCTGTTTCTAAACAATTAACCATCTTAGAACCCTTTGCAGCGTTGTTAATAAAATTTGTATAATAATAAAAGTTATTATTATCTGTTTCTGTTAACTCCTCCTTATTCTTCTTCTTTCTTTCCAATTTTGCTTTCGAATTTGTAATCTTATCTAATACAGTCGCAATATCACTAGTAACCCTTTTTCCAAGTTCTTTTGCAAGAGAACCTACATTTCTATCAATACCTGGTGTTGCAGCAATCGCATCTCTAATATCTCTATTAACAGTTGCAACATCTTCTCCAACTATCAAATCGAAAGCTTCATATCCACCTTTACCACGTGAAATTCTCTCTATTTCTTTAATGTCAATAGGTTCATCATCACCCTCAACATAACTCAATACATCTGGAACAACTGCATTAAATTTATAAAACTCTATAATTCTTGGATTTACTACAAATGTTGGTAAAACGGTTCTTATACCATCTCTATCATATTTAATAACACTGTTAATTTCACTATTAAGACGGATTTCTCCGTGTGTAGTTATACTTAAAATAGTTGTTTTAGGGAATGTTTTATCAGCAGAACCAGAGGCAGTGTTTCCCATATTTAATATATATTATACAAATATAATAATATATTATTATTCCTTAATTTTAACATCTAAATGCAAACGCCATTACACCAACAGCAATAATACCCAATCCTAAACCAGCATGATAATTAAATTGCATCTCTCTATACATTAGCAACCAACCCTTAACTTGATCTTGTGAATTCATATGATTTAACATCCAATCGGATTTTGGCGAAAGCATATAGTAAAAATAGTTAGTAATAAATGAAACAGAAATTACAGTGCAAATTAAAGAAGTATTATTTAGTTTAGCACCTTTAAAATAGTAGTTGTAAAATATAACAAAGAGAGAAAGGACAAATCCTAAAATATATCCTTGATAACTTATACGCATTCTCTCTTCACTTATTTTTTCATACCTTTTTTGCAAATCAGGAGGCATCTTTTCTTTATATGCCTTAACTATTTTACTCTTATTTGTCATATTATAAAAATAAATCATACCAATTATAAAAATTGTTGAAATAGCACAACTCAATAAACAAGCCATTATATATAATAAATATATTACTATTTACAAATACATTGATTTATTTACTGCGTAGTTTTTAGCATTTTGATTTAAACCATTTTTAAATATACTAGTCGGAGTAGAAAGAGGGATATTAAAATGATTTAAATTATTATAATTATTTTGATTTTCTTTGTTACTAATAATGAAATTATTGCCAATATTACTTATTGTGTTTTGCAATCCACTTTCAGCCTTTTTATACATATCTGTTCTTTTAAGTCTTTCTTCAATTAAATCTTGACTCCATTCTTTTACCTTTCACTCTGCATGAGGAATAGCAATCCTAGTAGATAATCTTGCTGTAGAAAACATTCCGCCGCGGCGTTTCCAACTTTTCTTATTAGGTCTTTTTTTACGAAGATCCCAGAGAATTTTTTTATAATTATATAATTAATTAATTCGTGCCTTAAATTGTTTTTTGCATCGATTGCATTGTTTAAATGATCCATCACTTGTTAGAGAAACACTTTCTTTTGAAGAACAAAATATGCAAATTGGAGAGAAACGAGTATTTAATCCACCATTTACAATATATTGACTAAATGTGTTAAATTGATATGCGTCATTTATAGGTATTCCTCCACCATTAAAACCATTAAATATATTAGAACCACTCATAATATTAATTAAAATAAATTAATATTAATAAAAAATCTCATTATAATTTATATGAATAATTTAGATATATACATTAATTTTATTATATTTATAAAAATATGTTTTATAATTTCAGCAATAACTCATGGTTATTTAAAGAGAAGTGATAAAGCTGGTTCTGACCTAGATGAAAAATCACTATATTGGAAAGAAAAATTAGAATTTATTTTTAAAGCTTTAATGGCTGGTTTATTAATATATTTATTTAATCCAAGACAAAGTAGAGAGAAAATACTAGATTATGAAACAAAAGTATTATTATATCTTTTTGGTTTTGTATTATTATTGACTGCAAATTGGTCGGCATTTGTTGAAGAAGCATCATGGTTTGAAAAATTGCAAAATATTATTGGAAAAAATGGCAATACAATATAATAATTACATTCTCTTTCTTTGTGCTAAATAACCAGCCGCACTTCTACCAACCATACCGACATCTGCATGTGGTTTATATATGAAAGTACCTTTGCTTGTTGTATAACAAAAATTACTAGAACAACCATTATAAATTTGATTATATGGAAGTAAAGTAGTATCAAACATTGTTTTAAAATTTGTAGATTTATTTAAACGATTTGATGGATAAGGAGTAGGATAACTAAATGCTAGAGAGGATAACATTATAATATAATATATTTATATTAAATAATATATATTATATACTATATTTAAAGTTTTATATAACTTATTTTCTACCGCATGAACCGCAACCAGGTTTAATACTGTGAATACGACCAACCATTGAAGAATTCAATGATGAAGGCGCGATAGTGGCATTTACCGTAGGAGCAACCGCTAAATTAGCGTAATTGATACCTGCATTAGGATTCATTCTTGGCGCAACATTTCCATTGGAAATAAACATATTAATTTTTTGAGGCATATTATAAATAATACAAATATTTTAATTATTTTTCTAAACATTATTATGTCAATAAACTTACTGGAAAAGTACATTGAACTTGATCTTGAAGACCAATTGTAATAAATTCACCTGAACTATATGTAACACCATTTATGGTTGTTCCACAATTGCATGGGAAATATATTTTAAGTTCATATAAATTTGTAGTTTGAATTGTGCCATTATCAAATTGAATTGTATAATCATCACCACTAAAACTTAAAACGATTGCTCTTGTATAGAAATTATTTCCATTTTGCATTGCATATACATAGGAGCCAACATCAAATCCATAAGGAACCTCTGGAACAGGTTGATATAATGGATCATTGTAAATGCGTTCATCTTGTGTTACTTGGTTTCCATCAATAGGACAATCACAACCATCAATAATACTAGTTTTCATTGTTTTACCTCCATAAATAGGGAAGGCGGGATTGAATGGAATAGGTGCGCCAAATGCAGGAGGAACAACGCCGCGTCTTAAAGGCCCTTTACCCTTTAATCGATTCAAATAACGGTCATATGAATTATGTTTAATATCGCAACCCTTTCCGCCAGGTGTTTGGCTACCTGGTTTACTGGAAGTCACAGAATGACGGCGAGTATTCATACTATTATTGGAACCAGTTGGAACAGTGACTCGCTGAACACTGGGAACAGGTCTGTCACTCATTTGATTCCAACATACATTGTATGTGGCAGCTGTAGGTTTTGTATAAGCAGTTAAGGGTCCTAAATTGGCAGTGTAGAGAGAAGCAGGAACACGAACTGTTTTTTGTATAAGTTTTAGTTTTTGGTATTGATCTGCTGGTGTATTTCCATTTAAATTTGTATCACAACTACGTAATCTATAATAATATGGAGGTAATCCAACAATTTTATTAGGATCGTTATACACTATTGCTGTCTTATTAAATGTGAACATTATATATATTAAATGGTATTATAATATTTTTACAATAATTTTATTTAAAATTGAAATAATTTAATTATTTACAATTATTGCAAATATAGAATTATTATTATTATGAATAATATACCTAATAAAATAAAACAACCAGCACAATGCTGTATTCATTGCGGCAAAAGTTATAAGACGAGAGAGAATTTAAATAAACATGTTGATTTATGTGAGCTTTTACATAAAAGCAAAAAAGCGTCATCTCTAATTATTGAAGACGAAGAACCTATTCCGTCTCAACGAAAAATATATCAAATGCTTCTTGAATTAGGACAAAAATATAATCGATTAGAAGAAAAAATGGAAGAAATGAATAAATGGGTTGCCAAGAAAAAGAAGAAAATAAATGTTTTAGAATGGTTAAATGCTAATATGACGCCGAATTTAATATTTGATTCTATAATTGAAAAAATTATTGTTACAGAAAATGATGTGAGTTATTTGTTACATAACTCATTTTATGACACGTTAAATGAAGTGTTTTCTCGATCAATTTATAACTTTAATGAAACTGAGAATCCAATATTTGCATTTGTTCAAAAGCAAAATATCTTTTATATTTATGATATCGTAGATGGAGATAATAAGAAGGTATGGATAGAATTATCTAGAGAGCGTTTAGTTAAGTTTTTGAATAAAGTGCATATGAAAATATTTAAAGCATTTTGTGATTGGAAACAAACAAAGAAGGACGAGATAAGAACAAATGATGCATTTTCAATTTTATGTGACAAAACAAGCTTGAAAATGATGAATGTAGAATTTAAACAGGAAACATGTTTAGCAAAGGCTAGAAACGCAATGTATACAAGAATGAAGACGGATATGAAGACGCTTGTTGAATTTGAATTTGAATTTTAAAGCGACCGAGCAAAGCTCTTAAATAGACATTTATATTGTTAAATATTAATATTAAATATATTTTTTTATATTATTAATAATGATAACAACTTCAAGTAATGAAGATTTAAATGAATTTGATGCAAGAGTTTTTATTCTAATAGGTCAATCATTAAGCACCTTTATAAATGTAAACGAAGAAGAAGATCATAAAAAATTAAATCAAGATATTTTAAATTTTGAATCAGAAAAAGCAGAAAAAAATCTGGAACTCAACAATTTAATAGAAATATCAACAAAGCTAACATCTAAAATAAAAGAAAATGAAAGCCTTTTGGAAAAAGAAAAGGAAAAGTTTAAATTATTTAGTTCAGAGAGAAAACTGATAAAAATAATTGAAGAAGATACACAAATTTATAATGATATTTTTGCAAAAATATCTGACTTACATGAAGATATATTAAATATTGATAAATTGATTGAAAAAATCAAAAGTCTTTTATAAATGTTTTTATTAAACAAAAAAGAACAATTATTATAGTGTTATTTAATTATTAATTTACCAAGTTATATTGTAAGTGTCGCAACAGTTTTTATAACCTTTTTTAATATTACTGTCAGGAAATGCGTTTTGTATTTTTTCTATAACACGCATTTTAATTTTTTCCGATTGCATATTATTCTTTGGAATAATTTCGCCGCCATTTCTCAAAATATATTGTCTCCACCATTCTTGATAACCATCATAATTCTCGCAAACGTTGTATTGGTTACGAATACACATAATTGTAAAATCAATATTAGTTTTCCCTTTAACCGCACTTTCAATAACATCATTGCGTATTTTGTTGTAGCGGTCATCTATAATACCTTCAATATACATACCACGCAGATGTTGAGTAGTTAATCTTGGATTTCCATCTTCATCAATATATTTTCCTAATTCTGACAGGAATACTATCATAATTATAACCATAAATATTATACTTCCGCATAAACAATAAAACATTTTACTTTATTAATTTGAAATAAGGTAAAATATATTTTAATATTTCAATTTTATATTATTTTAATAATTAAACAGTAGGAAAGCTTGGCTGCATAGCAATTCCACAAATACCAGCATCATTTGTAGAAGATGAACGAGCAATCTTTACATATCCTTGGTCACCCCAAGTTGTAGACCATGAGTTCTTAACAAGCCAGTAATCAATACCATTTTCAGTGCCATAACCAACTGCTAAAACACCATGGTCTAAACTTGTATAGCAACTTGAAGAAGTTATAACGCCACCAGAATAAGATTGAAATAATCTTGTATCAGCAGAAATAGCAACTGAAACAGGTTGTCTAGCAACAGCAGCCTTTAAGGAAAGTTGATCGTTAGGTTTAACATCAGAGCAAGATGATAAGTGAGCGACGGAGGAGCAAGATTTGCAAGAACCTGATTGTCCAGTTCCAGAAGTGTAAGGATAAGAAGCAGCAGTGCATTGTCCGTTAGCAATAATATAGTTGAAAGCACCTTCCATTTGTCCGCCATTGCATCCCATACTACCGTATTTAAGACCAGCACATTCAACTAATTGTTCTTCAGAGAAGTCAGTAAGTTGTCCCTTAGCAATAGCCCAAGCACCTTCAACAGCGCCAGTAGCAGAAAAAGTCCAGCATGAACCACATTGTCCTTGGTCTTTGACAGATGTAACAGCACCTTTGTTGCGCCAATCAATAGAGGCAGGTGCACTTGATGCAGAGCTTGAAAAGGAACCACATGATATTCCACCGACGGTTGCCTTAACACCACCAGTATATTGAGCCTTAAATTCCTCAGGAGTTAAATCAGTGAATTGATTGATACCCATAGTGAAATTTTGACTGCGATCTAAGTTGTGAATGACAATATTGCGAAGATTGGTTCTGAAAATTTGAAAACGAGATTCTAACTCATCAATACTGCCATATTTCTTGGCGAATCTATCTTGGAAATTAGAGAATTGTTTCCACTCATCGGATTCATTTAAGAAACCTGACATATCAGCACCACGTAGTCCCTCAGAAGAAACAACGTAGAAAAAAGAAGCTAGTAAGAATAGTGTTCTGAACATTCTATATACTAAGATATATAAAAAAGTTTTTATTATGTTTTTTAAATTAATAAATCAAATTTTTAATGCTAAATGGTTTTTAAAAGTATTTTTCAATAAATTGCTGTGGTGTCATTATTTTAACACCAAGTTTGCGAGCCTCTGCTGCTTTACCAGTGTCCTCTCCATCCGGGGAATCCTTGACTAGAAGGATGAAAGTATTTTTGGATACACTTGAACCAAGTTTTGCTCCTACTTCTTTTAGCCTATTTTGTAAATCCGCATCTCTGAATCCAGTCATTACAATTGATTTTCCAAATAATGGATTACTTGCATCAATAGCTTTCTTCTTCTCAGGCGCCAACTTCTTAACAAGTCCTGCATCCTTAATGAACTGAATAAAATCTGGAATTCTCTCAACAAATGCTTCAGCTGATTTATCAGCCATACCTTTGATTTGAGTAATTTTTGCAATTTTCTGTGCATTAGACTCACTAGATAATAGAACAGTTGGATATGCGTCTATAATAAGCTCCAACTTTTTCTCACTAAATCCTCGACCAAATATATTGGATGCCGACATAATTGTTACCAAAGATGCAGCCTCAACTTTCTCTGCGATTCCGTCATGTAACTTGGTTGCCATTTTTTCCTTAAATCCTTCCACTTCTAAGAAGTTTCCGACATCCATATTCAAAATTGCAGGAACACTATCATAACCTGCTTCAATAATGCGAGCAATATTTCCAGCACTTAAACCTTCGACACCAATTCCTCTGAAGAATCCAGTTAATACCTTTTCCTTAACCGTCTCATCAGATTCGATATCTTCTAACATAATATCTACATGCGTATCATTCCATTTATAAGGCACGTTTGGCATCTTCGCTACATCAGCAGGAACGATGACTTTGCGAATATAAGGAATAACATCTCCACTACGAATTAGCTCTATAAGTGCACCAACTCCGATTTTATTATCATTAATAAATGCACCATTAAAACCAGTTGCGAATTCAATGCGAACTCCTCCTAAATTTATGGGCTCAATTTGCACACGAGGTTTCAAATATCCGTCCTTACTTGCAGCCCAAATCACATCGACAACTTTTGCTTCAGCAATTTGATCAGATAGAACCATTTTGAATGCGAATGCGTGCTCAGGATTGCCGGCTTTTTTCTCATAAGTGGAATCATTCGCTACAATTACGCCGTCAATTTCATAAGCATAATTCTTACGCCAATCTACCAATGTTTCAGACAACATTTCATTAGATAATTTTCTCTCTAATTTCCATAAAACAACATTTACATCCAATGTATTCAGTATTTGCATTTGCTCTGAAGGCTTTTTAGTTGGCTTGATAACCTCATAAGCAACAAAATGTAAATCATTTACGGCTTCATTCATCGTCTTATGATTAACAATCCCTGCAACCATATTTCTAGGATTTGCAAATTTGGTCTTGTATTTAGCGTCAAATACTGCCTTAGGAATAATGAACTCACCACGAATTACTACACCTTTGGTCTTAGGTAGACGCAAATAAGGAATTAAATGACTTACATCTTGACCGACAAGTCCGTCGCCTCTTGTATACAATTTGGGTTCAGGACCTTCAGTAGTATATAAACCACTTACACCATCTAGTTTGCATGATAATACGTAAGGTCCCTTAAACTTCGCAACCCAATTACCTAACGCACCGGTGTCAGGCTTGATTTTATCCATTGAACCCATAGGATAAGGAAGTGTTACCTTATTGCGCTCTACTTGTGCACCGATTTGTTTTACTGCTGTATTAGATGGATATTTTGCTTCAATAAATTCCTTAACAATATCATATTCATTATCAGTCATAAAAGGTACCTGATTATAATATGCTTTATTAGCTTCTCTCAAAATAGCAGATAATTGATTTTCATTTAACTGTTCTAAAACTGAGATACCATTCTTTTTAAATTCGTTTGCTAGTTGAATAACAGATTGATCTATCTCTTCATCTTTTTTGGTAGCAACTGTTTTCTTTTCTAATACAAATTCTTCGCTTTCAGAATCAGAGTCGTCATCTTCAATTACTAAGTGCGATTTTGCTTTCTTGATTATAACCGCTCTTCCATCTATTCTCTCATTAGGAGCTTTATACTCCATATTTAAATAATCAAATATATCTTTCTCTTCTCTAAAAACATGACTTACCTTATCACCTTTCTTCTTGTTATCCATTTTATATAATCCATGCTCGTTCATGGTAAGACCCATTTGAAGCGCTTGATGACGCATGACAGTATTGAAAATCTTACTTCCAGTGAAGTAGAGGATCGCAAATGGAAACTCTTCCAAACTAGTATATAAGAAATCAACACGTCGCGCCGCAGTAGAACCAGGAATTCGAGCAATTACAAGGCATTTTGTAGGACCTCTAGAGAGAACTTCCAAAATAATTCCCTTTTTAATCAGTGAGTCGATCAAATTCACGAACACTTTAGGCGAGTCTGACGTAATTATCATGTCAATATCTCCAGAACTTTGCGCCCCACGACGATAAGACCCAACAATTTCGAAACGCGACTTTTGAGTAGCAATCTTCTTAAACTCCGCAGCAACTATGCTCTCATATTGTTCAACCTCTGCTCTAGGAATACGCGCCAATATGTCTTCATAGTATTGCAGCCCAACTTTCTGAATATCATTAAGTAAATTTTGATTCGCTCTCAACTGCTCAATTGAAGTAATACCATTATCGACTAATTCTTTTGCTTTTTTAGGACCAATTCCATATACATCTGCCAAAATATTGACAGGATTAACCTTCTCTCTTTCTATTACCTTTAATGTTCCAGTTTCCACATATTCATTCAACTTTTCCATAATAGTTGCACCGATTCCAGGCTGTCCTTTTAGTTGATCTGTGCTTAAAATATCGCTAGGGAAAGCCATAATGGTTTCCTGTGCTTTCTGATAAGCTCTTGCTCTAAAAGGTTCGCCTTGTTTCAACATAATATCTGCGAGCTGCTCCATGAGCTCAATAAATTTTTCATTCAATCGACCACTAACGTTTTGTTTACTCATTGTTTTAATATCTTCAGTTATCTTTAAATCTATTTTAGTTATACCTTTCTTTAAATCAGGATTAAGTAATTCAATTTTTTCTTTTAAAGCATTTGGTGTTTTTGGTGTCGAAGATGTAGAAGATGACTCAATTATTAATAATTTTTTTTTTTTGCTTTTTGTAACTTTTTTTGTTTTTTTAGATGAAGATGAAGATGATGACGATTCTATTATTAATTTTTTTTTATTTTTCTTTGTTTTATCCATTATATATATTTATATATTTAAAAAAAATTGATATTATAATTTATTATATTGTAAAAAGTATAAAATAATAGTTAGAATGAGCGATAATAACTTTCTTGGTAATGGTCAATTTGAATATGTTGAAGATGTATGGACGAGAGAAATGTTGATTAATGCTTGGCAGGCAATTAATCAAACAGAATTGTGGGATTTTGTTAAGGAAGATATTGATAGTTTTATGTTTTCACATGATCCAAGAGTAACAAGAATTTATAATAAAATGGAAGAATTGGGATATCGCGGACATTCAGGAGCTTCGTTTGGGTGTACTATGAGAAATATGCAGTATTTAGCTGAACATGGTGAAGAAAAATTTAAGACTGAAATACTCAAAACTCGATAAAAAAATAATTTAATTAATTAATTACAAAATATACAAAATATACAAAATACAAATTTTTTATTCGTCTTCTTCTTCTCCAAATCGGTCACTAAGACTAAACTCTTCGTAAAGATCATCGACAATATTTTCAATTGTTTTATTCTTTAATTCTACACTAGGTTCAGATAACCATTCCCCAAGCCCCCGCGAGCGACTGAAGTCTTCACAGTAGAGATAGTATTTATAATTGTCGTCATAATTTTTCACAGCTTTTTCATTTACAGATTTTACAGGATTTTTAGAACCATCGAATGCACTAATGTCAATAACTGGTTTTCTATCACCAGGCTTAAATTTTCGACCTTTGTTCTCAAGTACAATCCAATACCAAGGTTCGTCATATACAATGCGAGCCTCCTTATTTTTATCCAATACTTGGTCCTGGAAATTACGAGATGCGATATTATCATACCACTCGTAGAAGTGGATATAGGCCGCATTATATCGCTTACCATTTCTATCCTTCTTGGGAATCAGGTCCACCTTTTGTATATCACCAATAGCTTGAAAATCGAATATATCGCAGATCTTCTTACTGCTGATATTGTAGAACACGTGAGGAATGTAGAGGCTGATATTCGGAATAGCAGCGGACATTCTCTTAATAATTGGTGATTAGTATTGTTTTAAACTTTAATATATGATAACTTTAATACTGTTCATATTGTTTTAAAAAAGTATTTCAATTTTTTTAATTATAAGTCATTTCTTAATTGCACTAAAAATTTATAATTCACTTTTCTCTCTAAAGAGTAGTGGAGCAAAAGATGGCTTATATTTGGCTTATATTTGGCTTATATTTGGCTTATATATTTGGCTTATATATTTGGCTTATATTTGGCTTATATATTTGGCTTATATATTTGGCTTATATATTTGGTTTATATATTTGGTTTATATATTTGGTTTATATATTTGGCTTATATATTTGGTTTATATATTTGGTTTATATATTTTGCTCCACTACTCTTTAGAGAGAAAAGTGGATTATAAATTTTTAGTGCAATTAAGAAATGGCTTATAATTAAAAAAATTGAAATACTTTTTTGAGTGTAAATGAAAAGTATAAAAATATTAAGATCATCAAGTAATAAACTTTGTGACTATAACTAACAATTGATAAAATGAGCTTCGAGTGCCCTATCTGCATGGATCCTATTACTGGGGAAAAGAACAAGGTAACTACCGAGTGCGGTCACTGCTTCCACACAAGTTGCCTTATGACCTCAGTAGCCCATAACGGATTTGGGTGCCCGTATTGCCGCTCAGCTATGGCCAAGGAACCCGAAGAAGATGAAAGCGTATACAGCGATGAAGACGACGATGACTTTATCGAGCCATATGATGACTATGCTTTGCGTGGTTTCCGATTCTTAATGTGCGAAGAACGCGACGAGGAGGATGACATTCAGGAGCAATACGAGCAACAACTTGAAGAAGCCGCTGAGGAGCATGCAAACGATCACGAATTAAACATGGAACCAATGCCATCTGCTGCTTATGTATCCGAAAAGTTGACTGAACGTGGTGTAACAATGGAGGATTTGGTTAAAGTTGCACTCTGGCAACATGACGGATATAATATGCTTGAACGCGATAATGATGCTATAGAGCGTCTCGACGGAGAAATTTATGGCAAGTTAAGAATAATTATTGGGGGATTTAACCCTGCACTATAAAGAAAAATTTGTATATTTGTATATAATTTAATTTAATTAATTAAACCTTTTTTTTATTACCACGTAATTTGGGTTTTATCTTTTTATCATTTATGGCTTTTTTTTTACCTTCAATACAACCTTTAATGTATGAACTTTGAACACCATTAATATTGGAAAATTTTTCGATCATATTGTTAACTAATATTTTCGTGGTAGGTTGACTATGTAACATCATATATTTTGTCATAGGACTTGCTGCATGTATATGACAGAACGCTTGACTAGAAGCAAATTGATAAACAATAATAATTAAAGCTAAAGAAATAAACATCTTAATAATATACATTACAATACTTAATTTTATTTTAAATCAATTTTAAAATAATTTCAAATATTTTTATTACACTTTATTATATGTATAAGTTCATCAATAGTATAAATAAAAATAGCACACAATCAAGAGGTTTTAAAAATATACCATCTACGAATACATTCGATCCAATGAGAGAAGCCAAAACAGTTTCTCTCTTTAGTCAATCATATCTAGATAGAATCAACCAGTGTTATAAAAATATTGTTACTCTAAATTTACCTCCGCAAGGTCCTCTAGCAGAATTGGTTAGATTTATTCAGTTTCCAAAGTTGAGCGAATTTAAACAGGATGCACCATGTAATAAAATAAAGCAATGTGGCTACGCACTTATGTCATTAGATGGATGTAGTATAAATAGCTGTGGCGATAATTTAATGACCGTAGATGAAGTGCCTACTTTAATATCTTTTTTAGTTTCAAATGGTTATACAGTGGATACAAGTATAACAAAAATGCTCAATCAAAGTGAAATCCGTTTTGATACGAATACTGGTAATAAACTAATTTGTTTTATAACTTATCAAGAATAAAGTTAAGCGACGGTTAAAAATAATTATTAATAAAATTGATTAATTAATTAATGATATAAGTGTAAATAATTAATTAATAAAATGGCAACTACTATTGACTTTGAATCATTAAACATAAAAATATCAAATAATATTAAGTCATATTCTTACGATAAACAAAAGGAAATATTTGAGTACCTAAGTGAAATGGATGAGATACATAAAAAAGCTTACAGTATTGCATTTGATCATCTAGGAAGTTCGTTTGACGTTTTAAGAAGCAACGGTTATAAAGAGTGGAAAAATTCAAAAAAATAAAATCTCTAAAGTCTACTGCGTTTAGTATTACGTTTTTTACCTCTTTTAGAAGTCCTTTTTCTAGAAGTTCTTCTTTTTCCACCGCCGACAGTAGGATTATTATTAATATTTAAATTTTGTAGAGGATTTTGAAATTGATTTAAGGTTTCATTAGTTCTTGCTTCAATTGCTGCTTTTTCAGCCTTTAACTTTTCTAAATTTTGTTTAAATACAACCGCACTATCAGATGCAGTCGTTGTAAATTCAGAAAAAGCATTTGTTGCAGCAGAAGCCGCTTCTCCTATTTTTGACGCATCTTGAACCAATGAATAAGCTAAACCAACGCCTGGAATTTCTTTAACTGCATTACTGAGTACAACTGTTGCTGTTTCACCGGCTTTTTTAGCAGCCTTGGAACTCACCTCCAAAAACTTATCAGCCATCGGATCAATAAGTGGTTCAACTGCTTTGTAATATACAGATGCATTTTGAGCAAGACCTTTTAAAATTTCTGCGGTTTTTTTTACATTTTCAGGATTTGTTACCGCATTTTTAATATTATCAAGTGCATTATCAATACCTTGAGGATTTTTTATATCAACACCCAATTTATCACCTACAGTTTCTAAACCATTAGCAGCAAGACCCTTTGCAGCATTTGTTACACTTGATAGTAGTGCACTGCTTTTTGCAAGTCTCTCATCTTTTATTTTTTGCAACTCTTGAAGGCTTTGATTTTCTAGAGTTAAATTATTATTTATATTATTCATTACTATATATAATAATCATTTTTAATATTTTATTTTTAATATTTTATTTTTTTTCTTTTTGCATTTTTTTGAAGTCAGCAAATGACATAGCATATTTCTTGTCAACTATTTTTCTATCGACCTTTTTAATAAAACTAAAGTTTGCTATTTTACCTTCATAAGTATATCTGTTTGCTTTTTCCTTTAATAATACTTTTTCATTTTCTTGTTTTTCTGATATTTTTTGATTAGGAATACTGTTTTTAGGTGGAGCTGCTGAACTTACCTTTCCTGTTCCTGCTTCCTTGTTATAACTTTTAAATTTGGCAAAAACATTTTTCTTTTCTACTGTTTTTTTTGAAAATATTGATTCTTCTTTTGATCGTCTTTCTTTTTCTTCCTTTTCCAGTCGTTCCTTTTCTAGTCGTTCCTTATCCCATTTATCTTCTGCTAATCTTAATTCTTCTTCCATATCCACAAATATAGGTCTACAATTAAACTGTTTTACATATTTTCTTCCAACGGTTTCTAAATATCTGTATGGGATTGTATTATCACTGTAATATTTGAATGAACCTCTATCTAAATCATATATTAATAAAACATTTCCTTGTGGCGTATTTTCCATAATATAACAATTTTTGAGTCTTTTTAAGTGTTCTTGGACAATAAATTCATATGCATAATTTTCTGTTTCTTTTTTAAGTTTATCATAACCATCTTCTGTCTCTAATATGAGCTTATATTCTAAACATTGTTGTTCTACCAATTCGAGTTCTTTTTCGAGTTTTTTTAATACATCTTCTTTACTTAAACAGAGAGAAAAATCCATATCATCATCTTCGTTATCATTTATAAGACACAAAGCATCATCGGAATCTTTATGATCTTTAATTTTTAAACGTATATTTTTAATTTTATTCTCACATTCAGTTATTTTTTCTCTCTTTTCCTTAACTAAGTCATCAAACATTTGTTCAAATTTTTTAACTTGCATTTGTTTTTCCTCTTCTGTAAATTCATATTCCTTATTCATTTTTCTTATTTCTTCTAGATATTTGTCTTCATATTTAACAATAGGTCTGGGTTCAGGTTTAACAATATAGTTTTCTTCAGTTTCCTTTTTATCTTCAATAAAATGATCAGGTTTCCAAAATTTGTGATATTCTTTCAAGAAAAAATAAATTTTTTGACATAAATAATACAAATATTTATGTGTTCCGTATTTGTTAAAATGCCATAAGACATATAACATTATAAATACATTTTCGATATTCATCTATTTATTAATATTATGTGAATATTTTTATATTGTTTTATCTTATTTATATTGATAGTTGTTTCTTTCTCTCTAAAAACAAATCAGAAATTTCAGTAGACAAGTCAGGAAGTTTAATTAGTTCATAGTTTTTCTCTTCTGCGTCTGGGTGTAATCTAACTAAGAACAAATCGGTTACTTTCTTACCATATTTTTGCTCTATAATTGCCTTATATGTATTTAATTGCAAAGCATAATGCCAAAAGTTTGAGTCAGGTAGATGACAAATTTGCGGTGGTAAAGCAAACTTATTGAAATTATTAATTCTTGTAATAAGTTTAGCTCTTTTCCAGTCATAAATTGAAAGTGTTCCGTCAGGATTCTCGTATATCATATCAATTGATCCAGAAATTTTAACATCTTCATGCCAAACCGTCCATTCAGTTCTGTATGGTTTCAAATGCGGATGATCCCTTACAAAATTAATGAAGTATTGCCATTCAATTGGTTTGCAACTATGGAGTTCAATCATATAATTATCATATAACTCTTTATTTGTATAGTGACAATGCAGTTGCGAATTGTTATTGAAACATTCAATCTCATAGTGAAGATCTGTTCCAGCACCAGAAACATTATCTCTATTAGTATTCCATTGCGCTTTAATTTGCTCTGCGGTTAGTCCCCAATATTTATGACCTTCTTTCCAGCCTTTACTCTTCATCATATTTTCAATGATTTCGTCCGCATTAAATTTTGGAAAATGTTCGTGATTCCATGTGGTTACGGAGGTGTATTTTATACCAGGTTCAGATAGAATAACGTATTTATGATCCTCTTCATAAAATCGAATATTTGAATCACGAGGATGTTTATTTAACTCGGATAAAATAGAAAATAATTTACTTGTAGTTGCCATTATAAATATTATTAGTGCTAATAATATTTATGTATTTATTAGTGTCAATTTTTTATTTATTGTAAAAGTCTTTTTTTAAATCAGATAATTCCTTTTTCAACATCTTAATTTCATTGATTAAAATGGGTATTAAACCTATATAATTTACACTTTGCATTTCTTCTCCATCTTTCTCTCCACTAACCAACTCAGGATATACTTCTTGAAGTTCATGAGCAATTAAACCTATATCTTGTTTTTTAAGTTGGCTATTATTATAGGTTACCGGTCTTAAATTATCAACTGAAAATGTTTCATCAAGTGTAACCACATTTTTTTTAATTCGATAATCTGAACTGGCATTGTAACTTGAAGCATTAACTGCTCCATTAACATCCAAAGGATAGGCAGGACTTGTTTTTCCTATTCCTACATTGCCAGAATTAGTCATAAACATTGTAGAGACACTTGCGTTATTACGTATATTAAAACCACCTGATCCATAATTTAAATAAGTGGCGTTGTCACTCCATCTTGGATACAAAAATACTTCTTCAACTCCAGAAGCATTTTTTGCAAAAATCTCCATCGCATTATTCATATACAAATTACCGCTTAGATTTATTGATCCGGTAACATTTATTGATCCGGTAACATTAAGTGCATAATTTCCATTTGGACTACCCATTATTCCAACACCAAACGAAGTAACTGTTACTGCTCCTACCCCTCCAGTGTTCAAATACATCGAACCATTATTATTATTTTGAATAACAGAATCGCCAAACTGTGAATACATCTCTAAATTGCTGCCAACGAAAAGAGGTGCATTTTCAAGATATATACCAGTACTCGTAATGGTCATAGCATTTTGTAATGTTGCAGCAGTTGTTGAACCATTATTTATATTAAACTGTATTTGTGATTGATAAGTACCAGTACCCTGTGTATTATCGCGTGTTGTAATAGATCCAAGAGGACAATTTCCAGTATTAGTCCAAAATTCAATATTAGCATAACCGCCGTTACTAACTGTTGTATTATTTTGTAATCTTAATAAAGTTCCTGAAGTTCCTTGAATTTGTAATGGATTTGAAGGTGATGTTGTTCCTATTCCTACATTTCCACCTCTTGTTTGTAGACATAAAGGTTGTATTGCCGAATTACCAGCTGCATTTATGTATCCAACACCACTAGTGTAATCTACACCAAGAGCCATACTATATGGTGTTGTTCCTCCATTACTATCTGGTTTTGTTGATACCAAAACTAAGTTATGATTATTATCTGACCCAGTCCAATTAAAATCTGGTGCTGCACTTGCAGAAGTTGAATTATTACCATAACTCTTTACTCCAATAAAATTTCCAACTCCGCTAACATCTAGTGTATATTGAGGAGCTATTGTTCCTATTCCTAAATTACCATTTGTGTAATATATATTATTTGAAGATGCAGTCCAATAACCTGTTCCAGTAGGTCCTGTATAACTAATTCCATCATTACCTTTAGGACCAGTAAAACCTGATCCGGTAGGACCTGTATATCCTGTTCCATTAAGACCATTTGCACCTGTATATCCTGATCCGGTATGACCTGTATATCCTGTACCATCATTACCTCTAGGACCAGTATGTCCTGTACCATCATTACCTCTAGGACCTGTATATCCTGTTCCATCATTACCTCTAGGACCTGTATATCCTGTACCATCATTACCTCTAGGACCAGTATGTCCTGTTCCATCATTACCTCTAGGACCTGTATGTCCTGTACCATCATTACCTCTAGGACCTGTATGACCTGTTCCATCATTACCATTTGTTCCATCATTACCTCTAGGACCAGTATGTCCTGTTCCATCATTACCATTTGTTCCATCATTTCCTTTAGGACCTGTATATCCTGTACCATCATTACCTCTAGGACCAGTATGTCCTGTTCCATCATTACCATTTGTTCCATCATTTCCTTTAGGACCTGTATATCCTGTACCATCATTACCTCTAGGACCTGTAAAACCTATTCCATCATTACCTCTAGGACCTGTATATCCTGTACCATCATTACCTCTAGGACCTGTAAAACCTATTCCATCATTACCTCTAGGACCTGTATATCCTGTACCATCAATACCATTTGTTCCATCATTACCTCTAGGACCTGTAAAACCTATTCCATCATTACCTCTAGGACCTGTATATCCTGTACCATCAATACCTCTAGGACCTGTATGACCTGTACCATCAATACCATTTGTTCCATCATTACCTCTAGGACCAGTATATCCTGTACCATCAATACCATTTGTTCCATCATTACCTCTAGGACCAGTATGTCCTGTACCATCAATACCATTTGTTCCATCATTTCCTTTAGGTCCAGTAAAACCTATTCCATCATTACCTCTAGGACCTGTATGTCCTGTTCCATCAATACCATTTGTTCCATCATTACCTCTAGGACCTGTAAAACTAGTTCCATCATTACCTCTAGGACCTGTATATCCTGTACCATCAATACCATTTGTTCCATCATTACCTCTAGGACCAGTATATCCTGTACCATCAATACCATTTGTTCCATCATTACCTCTAGGACCAGTATATCCTGTACCATCAATACCTCTAGGACCTGTAAAACTAGTTCCATCATTACCTCTAGGACCAGTATATCCTGTACCATCAATACCATTTGTTCCATCATTACCTCTAGGACCTGTATATCCTGTACCATCAATACCTCTAGGACCTGTAAAACTAGTTCCATCATTACCTCTAGGACCTGTATATCCTGTTCCATCATTACCTCTAGGACCTGTAAAACTTGTTCCATTATTACCTCTAGGACCAGTATGTCCTGTTCCATCATTACCTCTAGGACCAGTAAAACTAGTTCCATTATTACCTCTAGGTCCTGCAGGACCCATGGGTCCAATTAATCCATCTTTTCCATCTTTACCAGCAAGTCCAATAGGTCCTACTGATCCATCTTTACCATCTAATCCTTTAGGACCTGTAAATCCATCTAATCCTTTAGGACCAGTAAAACTAGTTCCATCTAATCCTTTAGGACCAGTAAAACTAGTTCCATCTTTACCTTTAGGACCTGTAAAACTTATGCCATTTTTACCAGAAGCTCCAGGCGCACCATTAGTACCATTTTTTCCTGGAATTCCAGTAGGACCATTAGTACCATTTTTCCCAGCAACACCAGGTGCTCCATCTCTACCATCTATTCCAGCAGGTCCAATAGGTCCCATTAGTCCATCTTTACCATCCTTACCTGCAGGTCCCATTAAACCATCTTTACCTGCAGGACCAACAGGTCCCATTAAACCATCTTTACCTGCAGGACCAACAGGTCCCATTAAACCATCCTTACCAGCAGGTCCAATAGGTCCTATTAATCCATCCTTACCATTTGTTCCATCTTTACCTGCAGGACCAATTAAACCATCCTTACCAGCAGGTCCAATAGGTCCTATTAATCCATCTTTACCATCTATACCATCTTTACCTGCAGGTCCAATAGGACCTATTAAACCATCTTTACCTGCAGGTCCAATTGGTCCCATTAATCCATCTTTACCATCTATACCTGCAGGTCCAATAGGACCGATTAAACCATCTTTACCATCTTTACCTGCAGGTCCAATAGGTCCCATTAAACCATCTTTACCATCTATACCATCTTTACCTGCAGGTCCAATAGGACCGATTAAACCATCTTTACCATCTATACCATCTTTACCTGCAGGTCCAATAGGTCCCATTAAACCATCTTTACCTGCAGGACCCATGGGTCCAATTAATCCATCTTTACCTGCAGGACCCATGGGTCCAATTAATCCATCTTTACCTGCAGGACCCATGGGTCCAATTAATCCATCTTTACCAGCAGGTCCAATAGGTCCCATTAAACCATCTTTACCTGCAGGACCCATGGGTCCAATTAATCCATCTTTACCTGCAGGACCCATGGGTCCAATTAATCCATCTTTACCAGCAGGTCCAATTGGTCCCATTAAACCATCTTTACCAGCAGGACCAATTGGACCCATTAAACCATCTTTACCAGCAGGACCAGCAGGACCCAATAAACCATCTTTACCAGCAGGACCAATTAATCCATCTTTACCGGCAGGTCCAATAGGACCCAATAATCCATCTTTACCATCAGGACCAATAGGACCCAATAATCCATCCTTACCATCTTTACCTGCAGGACCAACAATGGCTACACTAGATAAAAAAACAATTAAACTTAATGTATCTGCATTTTGATAATATATAGTTATTGGATTATTCCCAATATTTGTAAAAGTTAAAGATAAAATATCACCTGTATTAATTTTATTTGGACCCAAAATAGTTCCATAAAGCAATGTTCTAGAAGGCAAAATTGTACTTGGAACTGTAATATTTGAACTAGAAACAAGCAGATATTGGTTATTTAAAGAAAGATTTGATAATTTTATTATTGTTCCTTGTTGTGAGTAACAATGCAAATGAACTTCAAATAACCCTTCAAATAAAGTTAATGAATCATTAAATGTATAATTATAAGTTATCGAGTTAGAACTATCTATTGTGTCAAAAGATGAAATAAATGGTTGAGGTAATTTACTTACTAGTTCTTGTGCTTTATTAAAATATAACATCAAACCTGATCCACCAGGATTTCCACTAGGTCCTGTAGGTCCCTTATTAAATTGGTCTACATTTAGTGTTTTTGTAAATATTTGTTTTGCATATGACATTATAATATATAATATAAGTATTTTAAATTAATAAAAATACTTAATATAAATTAAATCTTAAATAAATTTACTTTAATATAATATATGAACTTTGACTTGAATATTGAGAATTATACAAGAGATGAATTAATTCAAATGTTTGAATTACCAAGTAATTTTGACAGAAATATTATTGATATAAAAGAATCAAAATTGAGAGAAGGAATTATAAATAATACTGAAATTAATAAAGATACTCAAATTAAAACGTTAAATTTTCTTTTAAAGGCAAAAAACATAATATTAAATAAACCTAATACACCTTTACAAAAAAAGATAGAAGATTTTTATAATTCAAGTTACGAGCTTAAATCTACTGAACTAGAGGATAAAGACGAACATATGGTCCAAGTTAGACAAGAAAAACCATATTTATCTTCATTTCCTAGTGAATTTTTTCCAGGCGTAATTAATCCACTTAAAAAGAGAACAATTAAAAAAAATTTAAATATTGACACAAGATTTAGAGAGAATTATTATTCATCTACATCATCTAATTTTAATTTAAATTTACCTTTGAATATTAATAATATAGTTCAAATGCAATTAAGTGCAATTGAATTACCAACAACATTTTATGTGGTATCAAAACAATATGGAAATAATTTTTTCAGTTTGTCTGTAAATGGTTCAACAACAACAGTTACAATTCCAACTGGTAATTACGACCAAACAACTATAATGGTTGCAATAAATAATCAATTGTCCTTGTTAGGCGCACCATTTAATTTAGTAGCATTTGTTTTAAATTTAACTAATGGAACAACAGGAAGCGGACAAGTTTTAGTTGGTGAAATTAGTGCAGGAACTGTGACATCATTAGAAATAGATTTTCAAACAGATAAAAATGGAATAGATGACAGAGGAACTCCACTTCCTTTGAAGCTAGGTTGGCTTCTTGGTTTCAGAAATGGAAACTATGTAAACAATTTAAATTATGTATCTGAAGGGATCCTTGACATAAGTGGTCCTAACTACATTTATATTGTTTTAGATGATTACAATAACAATGTAAATAATAATTTTTTAAGTGCATTTAATTCATCTATTTTAAATAAAAATATATTGGCTCGAATTTCTCTACAGGCAAATCCGTTTAATGTATTACAGCAAAATAATTTAAATATCGTTACAACACCTCGTGAGTATTTTGGACCAATTAATTTACAAATTATGAACGTTCAACTACTCGATGAATATGGTCGCATATTAGATTTAAATAATATGGATTTTAGTTTTTGCATAACATTAACGACTGTTTACGATTTATAAATTTGTATTTATTTTGATAAGTTTAATATATTATTTAAGTCGTTTTTATAATTAAATAATATAAGAATATTTTATATGTCAAGACCATTTATAAATATAAGTTCAGCAAATAAAACATTCGGTCAATTTAAAGAACCAAAAGATGCAAGCGAATATTTACATAATAAAAAAGCAAGAGCAACATATTGTGTCGCTAATAAATGTGCACCATCTATAAAGGTATATTCTGAAAGTGATCGTTTATTATTTAATAAATCAAATCAACTAAGTTTATATCCATGTGCTAATGCGATTAACAAAGCAAATTTAAATATTAATTTAATAACAAGATTAAATTTACGCAATGTACCTGTAATACAAGACGCTTCATCTGGTGCAATTCCTTCAACAATAACACTTGATTCAGTGCCATTTTTAGACTATGTAATTGATCCGAGTGGAGCACTATTTGGAAATTCAATTTGCGGTATAAATAATTATTTAAATTATTTAACACCAAATACACAAGTATCTCCTTATATATTAATTAGTGGTAATTATGAAATAACATCAAATTCAACATATAATACAATTATTACATTTTATAGTAATAGTGTAATAGAATTTAATAAATATATACAAGTAAATTATACACTAGTTGGAGGCGGTGGAGGAGGAGGAGGAGGCGACTATGTAAGTTATGGTGGTGGTGGTGGAGGTCAAGTTAAAATAGGGATTTTTAACACACAATTTGAAACTTTTAATATAACAATTGGTTCTGGAGGAGCTGGTAGAAGTAGTGCAACAGGTCTAAATGGTGGAAGTAGCTCAATAATTTCAACAAGTTCAACTATTACATCATTAGGAGGATTTGGATCAATAGCAAATGGTAATGGTGGTAATTCTGGTTCTGGAGGTGCAGGTGGAACATTTTATAATGGATTACCGCCTGCTCCATCTACAATTAATGGTGTAAATGGTGGTGGTGGTGCTGGTGGAAGTGGACAACAAGCATTAGCTGGTAATGGTGGTTTAAATAATGTAAATCCAAATTATGGTGGTGGAGGTGGTGGAGGCTCTGGAAATGGTTTCATTTTTGGTGGTCTTGGTGTAGGAGGAGGTGGAAATGGTGGAAATGTATCAAGTAATGGACAAAATGCTATTCTAAATACAGGTGGAGGTGGAGGTGGAGGTGGAGATGCTGTCACTGTTAAAGGTGGAAATGGTGGTTCAGGTGTTGCAATATTTTCATTTAACGTTTAAGACATATAAAATAGCATAAATGATGCTGCAGCTGTAATTATTGTTGCAGAAGTGATCCTAATAAATGATGTTGTTGCAGTGCCCCTGTCTTCAATTTTTGCTTTTAGTACCGGACAATTATGGTTGTATTTTGGTTCAAAATCATAATCATATTCATAATTTAAACCGCAATCATTATCATGATATTTATTTCTTTTAATTATTTTGTTTGTATATTCATTAATATTATATTTGTAATTTTCTATATCAACATAAAAACCCCAATCATTTCCGAAATTGTTGGGTATGTTAGATTGACAATATATTTTATTCATACTAATAAATTGTTATATAATATTTATTCCAGTTCTTTAAATTAATAATAATAATATTATTATTATTAATATATCTAACGTTTTACATCTGTACTAAAGTTTTAATCCCATTTTAACAAGCAATTTCTTAGCTTTTCTAGTAATGTTTTTCATATGATATTGGCTTGCTCGAATGTAAGCTGAATAAACGCCTTTAGGACTAACTTTGCAAGTATTTTTCTTGCAAATAGGATAGCTCTTTTTGGGTCCTAAAAAGCATTTTCTTCCGCAGCGTTTCAACATAACTGTTCTTTGGTGGTAACTAGGTTTTTCATTTTTCCAACCTCTAGTTGCTGAGCCACGACCATTTCTTCTTGTTTTAGACATTATAAAATAAGTTAATATTAAATTTATTTATTATACATTTATTAATATAAATATGCAAAATACGGAGTATATTTCATCATCATCAGAAACATGTAATTCAAATAGTTCAGATATTAATTCAGTAGATGAAGAAGACGAAAGTATATCAACATTAAGCAATGAAAATATAAGAAATATAAATTTACATAAAGAAGTAAATACTTTAAAAGAACAATTAGAATATCAAAATGAAAAACTAAAACATAATGAAGAAAAAGAACAACAAATTATTTCTTTAAGAACAATGTTAGAAGAAATACATGATTCCAATCTAAATTTAAGAAAAGAAATTGAATATTTTAAATCAGAAGATGATTATATTAAAAGAAATTTGAAAGAAAAAGAAGAATTATTAAAAAATGCTGAAGAAAATATTAAAAAGATAAAAGGCAATATTCAAAATTTTAACTCTGATTATAATGAAAATATAAAATGTGTAACTGCGGATCCATCTGGTAATTATCCTGATTCTTCTGGTAATAAAAATATAATATCATACAAAAAATATACATATAAGGAAATTGAAAAAGAAATAGATGAAAACTATTTTGATGAAAATGAGTATTATTCAAGTGCATTAGACATTTTAGCGACTTATTTAAGAGGTCAAAAAATAATCTATATGGAGTCGAAAGCATATTGTGAACATCGTTTAAATTATTTAATGATGCCTGCTATTTTACTTTCAACGGCAGCAACAGTTGCATCATCTATAGTTAAAGATTTTTTTTGGGGTGCTTATTTAATTGCATGTGTAAATGGATTAATTGCTTTTTTATTAGCAGTAGTTAATTATTTAAAATTAGATGCAACATCAGAAGCCCATAAAATAGCAGCACATCAATATGATAAATTACAAACATCAATTGAATTCTTATCAGGAACGACATTGCTTTTTGAAAAAGATGATAAGGTAATAAAGGATAAAATTACTGATACTGAAAAGAAGATAACTGAAATAAAAGAAGCAAATCAATTTATAATACCAAAAGATATTCGAACAAGATATCCTTTTATGTATAATACAAATGTATTTTTAATTATTAAAAAGATTGAAGATATTAGAAAAAGGAAAATTAACCAACTAAAAGAAATTAAAAATCAGAAAAATTATTTAAAAGCTGTTTTAATATCACATAAGTTAAAGGAAAGAACTAAAGAGAGAAAGGCTGTAATTAAAAAATTAGAAGATGATATTAATGAATTAATTGCAGAAAAAGATTATGAAGTTACAAACTTACTTAAATTGAAATCATCATTTTCGATTATTGATGAAATGTTTTTAAAGGAAATTGAAAATGCTGAAATATTTAAAAAATGTTGTTTTCGATGGTTTTATTATTTTTTTGAAAAAGATAAAATGAAAGATCCAAGAGAGATAAGTACTTTTGTTGAAGATGTTATGAATCCTTATGGGAAAGAAGATATTTATATGGATGAATATAGAAAATATAAAAAAGAATTGGAAATAAAAACTGACAACAGGTTTAAAATATTTAAAGAGGAAATTAAAAATGGAGAAAAACAAATATTTTCAAAATTAAATGAAGACATTAAAAATACAAAAAATAGACTAGATAATAGTATTCAAAATACAAGTAAAATGTTTGCAAAAGTATATGATCGTATGGAAAAAGGAGAGATAAACAAAAAAGAATTAGAATTGACAGAAGAAAGTATATTTAATTTAAAAAAATTTCCTGAGATAGGCATAGTGAGATTATTTGGTAAAAAAGAAAATGTTAATCTTGAAATAACAGAGCAACAACAAAATCATTCTGATTCAGATCCAGATCCAGATATTGATGAAAAAAAAAGCCAAAAATCTGATTTTGAAAATTATAAATTAGATACTGATGTTGTATCTTATTCTCAAAGGAAATAATTTTATTTAATAAGTATTTAAAAATAAAAATGTACAATAACTTAGATGGGTTATATTTATAAAATTACAAGTATTATAGATAATAAAATTTATATTGGTCAAACAAAAAACTCTTTAGAAGATAGATGGCGAAGCCATTTAAATAAGAATAGTCATTGTCGATATTTGAGTTCAGCGATTCAAAAACATGGAGTTGCTAATTTTAAATTTGAATTAGTATGTATTAGTTTTGATGAAAAATTAGATGAAATCGAAAAGGAGTATATAAAAAAATTTAATTGTTTGGTACCAAATGGTTATAATTTAAAAGAAGGAGGTAATAGTAGTAAACATAATGAAGAAACAAAACAAAAAATATCTCAATCATTAAAAGGAAGAAAAGATATTATTTATGCTAAACCTCAACTTGGAAAACCACATAATGAAGAAACAAAACAAAAAATATCAAATTCAACAAAGGGAAGAAAATTTAAGTTAGAATCATATATTAAAAGATGTAAATCTGTTTTACAATTAGACATTAATAACAATATAATAAATAAGTATGTTTCTATACGAGAATCTGCAAGAATAAATAGTATATGTTTTTCAACTATTAGTAATTGTTGTAATGGTAAAAAAAGTACTTATAATGGTTATAAATGGGAATTTGAAAAATTATAATAAAACTTAATCTAATACTATATTGCAATACAATTTTTGTAATATAGTAAAATTATTTATAAATATCTCCGCTAACGGATTTGAACCGTTGACCATTCGATTTATGTTATACTTCTACAGTCGAACGCTCTACCAACTGAGCTAAGCGGAGATGGGGTACAGTTAGGATTTGGGTTACGCATATTATAATAATTGACATTTAAATTTGCTGTTACCTAACATATTAATTATATATTAGTCTTTAAATTGTTTTATTGGTTATATAATATTTTTTATCTGAAATTCATCATTCGCAAATTATTTTTACTTGGACGAATATTTGCTGGATTTTTTATATTATTTGCATTTTCATATCCTTTGTTTGTTGTGAACATTAACTTAGTCGATTTAATTTCAGCAATTCTTTTTCTCTCTTCGGCTTCTTTAACCTTCTGTTCATAAACCATTTGTCTGTATTCTTCCATAGACTTTGGAATTAACACTTGAGGTTCTGGTTTATATACATCTACATAATCCTTAAAATATTTGTTATAAATAAAACTATGTTTAACAGATGGATCAACAGGTAATTGATTTTGTTCTATTTTTTTTATATTATATTGTTCTTGTTGTTGTGATAAATATTGGTCTTGTTTTTTAATATTATATTGTTGTTGTGGTTGTGGCAAATATTGTAGCTGTTCTTCTACAACTTGATGTTGCATTTGCTGCAAAACACCATTTTTACCAACTACTAAATTCATATTTGTTAAAATATCATTAAACGAAACTTTCTTCTTTTTCTCTGTTTTTGGTTGTTCCCAATACTTAGTATAATCATTTTCTAAATTATTATCAATATAATTATCATATTCTGTAAAATTAAGTTCCATATTATATATAATATTTTTAAATATAACATATTTTACATATTAAATAAAATAAAATATGCTTTTAATATAAATATGCTTAATACTTATGTTAAAAATAGAGGAACAACTCAGATGTTAGTTCGAAATAATAATAAAAACAAATTTAACGAAATAAATTGGGATGCAGATTATGATGGTGAAGTCGCAAATATTTCTCTCAATTCTATTTCAAACGGACATAAAAATCATTATAATATTCAACTTGATAACGAAGATTTAGCTAATTTGTTAAATATTCCCACTGTAAATATGCCTATTGACAAACGTCTTAAGATGGATTTAGAAAGACCAAATCGTAACATTTATAAAATTGAATTACCTTCATCTTCTACAACAATTGAAGATTTAATCACTTCTAATGGATATCTATCGAGTCCAATGTCAAATGAAGAACTTATTGTACCTATTACAATTGATAGTAAATCATCATCAAAAAGACATAAAAAAAGAAAAACTCACAAAACTTATAAGGTTTATAAAAAACAAAAATCATCTGCAAGTAAAACAAAATCACGTTCTAGAGCAAAATACCAAAGGTTATAAATTTACCAAAGGTTATAAATTTACCAAAGGTTATAAATTTACCAAAGGTTATAAATTTACCAAAGGTTATAAATTTACCAAAGGTTATAAATTTACCAAAGGTTATAAATTTACCAAAGGTTATAAATTTTAAGATTTAAATTCAAATATATTTATTTAAACCTTAATATATATAAATGTCATTTAGAAGATTTGGTGGTTTACAATATGCAGCAAGACATAATATAGTTTCAAGTAATTATAACACAGCAAATAATTTAAGTGTTACAGAAAATGTGGGACAACCAAACTCATATATAAATTTTTTAAGTGATATAAGTGGAAATCAGCTTAATTTAATTGATACATCTGGTAGCGGTTCTACTGGTCCTCAAGGTCCTACTGGTCCTAATGGTTTACCAGGTGTTCCTGGACCTGCTGGTGCTCCTGGTACAGATGGAACTCCTGGTACAGATGGCGCTCCTGGTACAGATGGAACTCCTGGTGCTGATGGTGCTCCTGGTGCTGATGGTGCTCAAGGTATTCAAGGTATTCAAGGTATTCAAGGTATTCAAGGTATTCAAGGTGTTCAAGGACCTACTGGATCTCAAGGTACTCCAGGTGTAAATGGCGCTCCTGGTCAAGATGGCGTTCCTGGTCAAGATGGTACTCCAGGTGTAAATGGTGCTACTGGCATTCAAGGTCCTCAAGGTTTACAAACATATGGAACTTTTAATAATTTTGGAATAAACTGGAATCCAATGCAACCCATTTCTAATTGGTCTGGAGTTGCTATTTCAGAAAACGGACAATATCAATCGGCAGTTTCATCAGGAAGTTATAATGGCTCAATTTATACTTCAAATAATTTTGGTGTATCATGGAATACAGTTCCTAATTTGTTATATGATTGGAATTCAATAGCTATGTCATCAACAGGACAATATCAAACAGCTTTAATTGAAAACGGAGGTATATATACTTCAAATAATTTTGGAGTATCATGGAATTTAGTATCAGGAACAACAAATACATGGAGTTCAATATCCATGTCATCTTCTGGACAATATCAACTAGCTGTAACTTCAGGTATTTCGGGGGTTGTATTTGTTTCAAATAATTATGGTATAAATTGGAATCAAGTTTCTGTTATATCTGCTAATTTAATCACATCATCAATGTCATCAACAGGACAATATCAAATAGTTGCATCATCAGGAACAAATGGATTAATTTACACTTCAAGTGATTTTGGCGTATCATGGAATTATGTTTCAGGTTTAATTAATGATTGGCAAAGTATTAGTATTTCTACAACAGGACAATTTCAAACAATTTGCGCTCAATATAGTAATAATATTTATGTTTCAAATAATTATGGCGTTTCATGGACACCTATTTTAATTACAAGTAATTATTCTAATTTTTATTCAGTTTCTGTTTCTGGAAACGGACAATATCAAAGTGCAGTTGTAAATGGTGTAGGTGGTTTAATTTATATATCTACTAATTATGGTTTAAATTGGTCTTCTATACCTAATATGACTGGTAATTGGACATCAATTGCAATATCTACAAACGGTCAATACCAAATAGCTTCTAGTAGTGGTTATGCTCTTTATCTTTCTATTTCAAATAATACTGGTGCAACTGGACCTGCTGGTACAAATGGTGCAACAGGTCCTGCAGGAACTAACGGTGCAACAGGACCTCCAGGTATAAATGGAATAAACGGTATAAATGGTTCAAATGGTGAAAATGGTTTAAATGGAACTCCGGGTCAAGATGGTGCTCCTGGACCTGCTGGACCTGTCGGACCTGTTGGAGCAACTGGACCTGCTGGAGATGCTTATTGGTCTTTAACAAACAATACTTTATCACCTGTAAACTCATATAATATATCTGGAGCTAATGCTAGTTTTACAGGAACTGTTTCAGGACCTACTGGAATATTTAATAACTTGTCAACAAATAGTGCAAAAATTAATGGACCTATAGTTATTGATACAACTATTCCAGGACCAACTGGTTATAATGGTTCTTGTATAAATGTTATAGGAAATGGTATTTGGCAAACAGATGGTTTAACTATTACAAATACAAGTGCTACAGGTTCAACCGGCGGTGCAGCATCTTATCAATTTTTGGTAGGTGGTTCTGGTAATAGTTCTGGTGCAGCCGGGATCGGTGGATTTGGAATTTATAGCAATTATCTAGGAGCTTCTAATATAAATAATGGATTTGCTTTTAATATTAATAAGAATGGAAATTTAGGTATAGGTACAACTAATCCTCAATATAAATTGGATATTAATGGGAGTTCAGGAACTTTATTAAGATTACAAAATAATACAACAGTTAGTAACGGCGGTTCTTCTAATATTGAATTTTGGACTGCTACTGGAAATTGTCCTATTGGTTCTATTACAACAACAGATTTAACACAGGGTACTGGTACTTATCAATCACAAATGCAGTTTAATATAAATAATAATTCAACAAGTGCTGCAACATTACAAAATGCTATGACCATTTCGAGTGGTGGAGTGGTGGTGGGAAGTCCTTCAACAGGGTTACTGTTACAATCAGACAATACAAGTTCTTATATAAGAACACAGAACGGAGCAGGTACTTTATATTTAGGGTATGGTAGTACAAATAGTGTCGCAATCAATACTAATGGTATATATCTTTCAAGCTATTTACAGATGTATGCAACCGGTGTTGATTGTGTTATACAAAATAACAATACTGGTCGGTTGTATTTGAACTCTGGAGGAACAAATGGAGTGGTGGAAGTTGGTTCGTCTGGTGTTGGAATAATGGGTGGTCCAAATTCATCTTATGCACTTAATGTTAATGGAGCAGTTAATGCTTCAAGTTACAATGCCGCTTCAGATTATCGAATTAAAGATAATGTATTACAACTTGATGAAACATTTTCAGTTGATAATTTAAAACCTGTATCTTATTATAACAAAAATTTAAAGAAAAAAGATATAGGTTTAATAGCACATGAACTCCAAGAAGTATATCCTGAGTTGGTTACTGGAGAGAAAGACGGAGAAGAAATGCAAAGTGTAAATTATACCGGATTAATTCCAATTTTAATTAAAGAAATCCAAGACTTGAAAGCTAGAGTTAAAGAACTAGAGTTAAAGAATATATTATAAAATTGATTATACAAACCATATTAAAAGCATATTAATAATAATATATAATGGAACTTTCAGAAGAACAAAAACAAGCATTTAATAAATATGTTTGTGGTGATAACATATTTATTACGGGTCCTGGAGGTGCAGGAAAATCAGAATTAATTCGCATGATATATGCTGATGCTAATTCAAAATTAAAAGATATTCATGTTACTGCAATGACTGGTTGCGCTTCTATCCTTCTTAACTGCAAAGCAAAAACTCTGCATTCATGGGCTGGGATCGGATTGGCAAATGGTGAAACCGAGTATTTTATAAATAAAATCAAAAAAAATAAATTTTTGAAAGCAATATGGCGTGGGACAAATATTTTGGTAGTTGATGAAGTTAGTATGCTCTCTCTAAAATTATTCGAAATGTTAAATGCTATTGGTAAAGCAGTACGCGGTAACTCAAAACCATTTGGTGGCATTCAGCTAATATTTTCAGGCGACTTCTTTCAATTACCTCCTGTTGGTGATTATTCTGATCCCAATACACAGCGATTTTGCTTTGAAAGTGCTGAATGGAATAATGTCTTTCATCCTAGTTGTCAAATTCAATTAATTAAAATTTTCAGACAAACCGATGAAGTATATTCAACTATTTTAAACCAAATCAGAGAAGGTAAAATTAAACGCAAATCAAATGATATACTTCTTGAATATGTAGAGAGACCTTTTAGCGATAAATTAATTGCTGAACCTACAAAATTATATCCAACTAAAAATAAGGTAGAACAAATTAACTTTTCTAAAATGTCATCTTTAGAAGGCGAGCAGAGAGAATATAAAATTAAATATGTAAAAGATCTTGAAATGACTAAAACAGATAAAATAAAACGTCTTGATTTTACAGATAAGGATATTCAAGTTGAATTAGATTTCTTAGCAGGCAATCTTATGTGTGATAAAGAAATGAAAATTAAAATTGGAGCGCAGGTTATGTGTATAATAAATATAAAATCAGAAGAAGGAGATGTACTTATTTGCAATGGTAGCCAAGGAATAGTTCAGTCTTATTGTGAAATAACAGGCTGTCCTAAAATTAAATATAATAATGGAATTGAGATGACAATGACACGACATGTTTGGGAAAGTGATAAAATTCCTGGCATAGGTGTTTCACAAGTGCCGCTAATTTTATCGTGGGCTTTAACAATTCATAAATCACAAGGTGCTACCTTAGATGCTGCGGAAATTGATGTTGGAAGTGGAATATTTGAATGCGGACAAACTTATGTTGCACTTTCGCGTGTTAAGAGCTTAGAAGGTCTGTATTTGACTTCATTTGATGCAAAACGAATTCGCATTAATAAAAAAGTAAAAGAGTATTATGAAGCTCTTGCATTATATCATCAAAATAATGCTGTAGAAGAAACGGTTATAGCAGCACCTGTAGTTGTAGAAACACCAATAAATACAAATCCATTTGAAAGATTTAGATTTAAAAAAAACGAAGAACTTGCTGAAGAAAATTATGATCCTCATGTTAAAGTAATCAAAATTTTAGGTTAACTTTATTCTTTCCTAATCAATAAATTTGCAAGATGTTCAATATTTTTTTTATTAGTTCTTATACCTTTTAACGCCTTGAAAATTCGATTATATGTTATTTCATCAAGTTCACAATTATCTATAATTTGATTGCAATATGACTCAATTATTGGTTCAATAATTTCATATATTTCCTTAGTTTCTTTATCAAATCGGATAAGCTTACCTAAATCAAACAGAAGCTCGCGAAATAGTTCTTTTCTCTCATTAGAGACTTTATAATAATTTGCAATAATTTCTTCTTCAAACTTTTCATTTTTAATTTCTTTTTCTCTGTATTCCATAGAACTTAAATTAATTGCTTCTTCTATTTGTTTTTCATATTCTGTTCTAGTATCTTGTTGCAACAATTCATTCTTTGCTTCATCAGCATTTCTAATATCATAATCATAATCATAATCATTATTATTAAAGGACTCATCCATTTTACTATATATGTATCTATTTTGTAATTTTAACTAAGTATTTTAATTTAATTTCAATTTTATTATTAAATAAAATTGAAATAAAAAATATACAATAAAATAAAATCACAAACAAATACTTATATAGTTAAAAATGACTTCTATTGAAAACAATAATGGTACTGGTGCATCAAACTATAACATCTATAGATTTAAGTTTACTGATGATTTTACTAATGAATTGTATAAATTCTCAAAAATTCATCAATATGATCATAGAAAGGATTTTAAGGAAGCTTGGGATATTTGGGTTGAAGACAATGATGGTATTGTAAATGAAGAAGTAAGACATTTAGTTAACATGGGATATGATGGCGATATTTTAGATAAAATGTTTAAATCTGCGCGTTATTATTTCAGAAAAAAAAGCACTGAAAAAAAGGCACCCGTTCAAAGGCGCAATTATGTAGCTTCAAATAAGGAGTTTCTTGATGCAATGGACAATCATATTAAGTCTAGCGTTTCAGACACTGATTATAAGCCTTCTGATGGTTTTGATGAGTTTTGTAAGAATAACATAGAATTATTAAAGGAAGAAGTACAAACGCTTTGTAGTAATGGTTTTACAGATTCAAATGAAATTAAACAAAAAATCAAAAAAACATATAAAAACCGATATTTCTTAATTATTAATAAGTAAATAACTTAAAGAGCATAAATACTAGTTATATAAATGGATACAAATATTGAATTAAGTAGATTAAAATACCATTTTTTCTTTAGAAACAAAACAACTGAATTGGAAGAAGATAGAATTCAAACTAAAACAAAAATAGTGAAATATGATTTTTATTCGGTAAATGAAGCACAAATTAGCGACAAAATTAAAGTTTTTCCTTATTATTTTAAAAATTATTCTATTATTGACAATTATGAGTTTATAAATATAAGCCAATTAAATGAAAAATATATTGAAAAATTGAATAATGATAAAATACGTTATTTAAGTTTTAATACATTTTTGTTTGATTTTAAAACAATTAAATTACTAATTTTTACAATTATCGAATCATTTTCTAATTTATTAAACAGTTTATCTCTATTAAATGATAATAACATATGTTTTTTTAATTTATGTCCTCAAAATATTGTATTTCTATATGAATGTAGAGAGAAGCCTATTTTGCAAAATTTTCAGTATAGTTTACAATTTTCAAAGCTAAATGAGAGTTATTTTTCAAAAATTATAGCCGATTTAGACGATTTTTATATTTATAAACCATTAGAAGTTCATGTTATATTCTATTTAATTAAAAATCAGTTGAATACTATTTCATATTCATTTATTGAAGAAATTTGTGAGATTTATATAAATAATTTAACTATTCTCTCTTTTTTTTCAGATAAGTATATTGAATCATATAAACAATTATGTATAGATTCTTTAAAGAAATACATAAATAAGAGTAAATCTGAGATAATTGAAGAATTATTGGAAAATATATACACATGGGATATTTTCAGTTTAAGTGTTCTATATTTGCATATTATTGGCAATATATTACAAATATTCTCTCTTCAAGACACTTTTATAAATAAATTATTTATGGAACTTTCTAAAAACATTAATCCAGAACCTTCGAAAAGATATGATTTAGAAACAATGAGAGAAATTTATGATAAGTTATTTAATGAAGAAAAATGTTGGAAATATATAAATAATTTAAAAAACAATACAATAATTAAATTATTTGAAAATCTGCAAAAATAACCTTAGGCTAAAGCCATAGAGCGTCTTCGTGATCCCATTCGTCTGCGAGATTTACCACCAGCCATAGCCATAGAGCGTCTGCGTGTTGCGCCTCCTGTAAAATTAGCAGGTGTTAAAGCAGTCATTGCACCTCCCTTTTTAGACTTTCCCATTTCACCCTTGCGCTTACTAGCATCACTTAAGGCTTGTTTAAAGCTGTAATTTTTGTTCTTTCGTTTACCATCATGATATACTTTCTTGACAAACATATTCCATGCACTAGGTTTTCTACCGCCGTTCATTATATATTATACAAAGATAAAAACGATATACATATTATTAAATAATTTGTGCCTTAATTATTTAAATTTAATTGTTAAAATAATAAATTAAATTTAAATACTAATATATAATTATGGAAAAAAGTTTAGATTTAGATATTAATAATTATTCTACAGATGATCTTATTAATTTTTTTAAATTAGATAATAATTATAGTTCTTCTGAATTAGACGAGAGATATAAGACTATTACTGTAAATATTTTAAAATCTACTAGAATTTTGCAATACAAATATGATTTGATTGATTTTATAAATAATGGTAAAATTATATTGTTGAAAAATTTAGCAGATGAAAATGAGACTATAATCAAAAAAAATATACCTAAAAAGGATGATATTGAAGACGCCGATGATGTAGACACTGTTGGAAAGATTATAAACCCTCTAACATCACATCCATCACTTCAAAGGCAAAAAATTAATCCAAAATCATCTAATTCTTATAAGGTTCAAACTACTACTACTAATTATGTATATAATACGTTATATAGAGACAACTTTTTTAATACTGTTCCAAATAGTTGTTCTTTCACATTACCATTTACAATTAAAAACGTAACTGCAATATCTTTATCTGCCATTCAAATCCCAAATGTTTCAAATACGTTTTCGGATGAAGCAGAAACAAACCAACTATTTATTCATGAAGATACAACTGGTATTGAAGGAATTGTTATTTTACCTCCTGGAAATTACACAAATTTACAGTATCCTGCAATTTTAGAAAGTGCTATTAATATACAGTTATTAGGCAGCACGCCTAATAGATTTACTGTGTTATTAAATCAATATACACAAAGAATAACTATAGCTAATAGCACTAACACATTTACTATGAATATATTAACAAAAAAATACAATTCAATATCAAATGCAAAATATTGCTTATATAATGCAGATTATAATACAAGACCAACAGATAAAGACTCTAAAAATAATATAAATCCATCTGAATATGCTTATACTATGGGATACATTATTGGTTATAGAGATGTAATTTATAGTGGTTTACAATCATATACTAGCGAATCAGTATATCAAGACACACTTCAAGATTATTATTATTTTGAGTTAAATGATTATACAGATTATCAATTTAAGACAACTGTGGGTGTTTTTCCTACTAGTTTTTTAAGCAATAATATAATAGCAATTTTACCTATAACGACACCTAAATACATTACAAGTTTTGATAATAATGCAAACTTTATTTATAAAACAAGAAATTATTCAGCACCTATTAATCTAAAAAAAATTTCAATTAAAATAATGGGACCTCAAGGTGAATTGATAGATTTAAAACATGTCGATTTCTCTTTTTGTTTGCAAATAACAACACTTTATGATAACATAATGCCTTTTAAAGTTCAAGATGTTGATTTAGGTTAGACTTTCTTTAAGTTGATTTTAAAAATAAAATTGAAATAAACTTAAAGAAATAAATGAAAGATATAATATACATAATTACGCAAAAATGGTTAAGAACTATGGTGGAAATAAAGCTAAAGGTTATGCTCGCAAGAACTGCGGCAAAAAAGATAATAATCTAAGAATTGTTAAGGAGGAAGGGGAAGTATATGCACAAGTTACTAAGATATTTGGTGGTAAAATGTGTCAAGTGATCACTCTTGAAGGCGCCTTTATGAACTGTCATATAAGAGGTAATTTCTCTAGACCTCGAAGCAAACATGACAATTTTATTGGAATTAATACATGGGTTATTGTTGGATTAAGAGAATGGGAAAATCAAGAGGCTAAAGGGAAAACTTTAAATTGTGATTTACTTGAAGTTTATAATGACAATGATAAGATAAAGCTTAAAAATAATGTTACAAATGTTAATTGGAGTCGTTTTATTGCAAATGATAGCAAATCTATTAATAGTCATATTGATGATAATGTAGTTGATGATGAATTTGATGGGTTTACATTTGCTGATGAAGCAACAATTGAATATCAAGAATTAATTAAAAAACAATTGGCTGATTCTAATGCTGGAATAACTAATGATATTGTTACACAAGAAAAAGAAATTAATGTTGACGATATTTAAATAAATTTATTAATCCTTTAATTATAAATTTATTTTTTATTTTGTTTTTTTTATAAATTATCAAGTCACTTGATGTTAGTAATGTAAAATTCTGTCTCCATATTTAATATATAAGATGTAATAAAAATTATTATTATAATAATTTAAGGTACTAATTAAGATAGATCATTAAGTAATTCTTGCTGTAGAGAGACAATTTATATACACATTATGTCTTTAAATACTTATTATATAATTTAAAAACTATTTATAATATAAATAATAAATATTTAAAGATTATTGCATTTATAATATATAACAAACTAATATTATATATTTACTATGAATAATCTGTTTAAAAATAATTCCCGTTTTTCTTCGTTAGCTGAAGAGGAGCCAGAAGATAAAATTAAAAAGGGTAATAATAAATTAAAAAAAGACAATAATAAAGTTGAGGAAAAAAATAGTAGATTTAATTTTGACAATGCTTTTGAAAAAGATTCAAATATGTTTAGAAATGATTTTGGTAATCATAGAGAAAGGGACGATAGAAGGGTTCAAAGATGTGATTTTGGTAATAGAAAACCAGAAGTAAAAAATGAATCAGTTAAAAAAGCACCAGAAATTATTTTGACTGAAAATGATTTTCCTAGTACAATCACTATTTCTAGTTCTACTCCTTCTACAGAAGTTAAAAAACCACATATTATGACTTTTGCTGAAAGAGCATCTCTAAATTGTACTATTGGTGAAACAATAAAACTTGTAAAACCAGTAGAATCTAAATGTAAAAAGGAATACTCAGAAAAACAAATGGCTATGGAAGTCCTTGATGCATTATGTGATTTACATGAAAGAGAAACTGCAAGACATATTGAAAGATATGGTTATGATGCTTGGGAAAGAAAATTCAAATTTGAATGTTGGGAAGAAGAAGAAGCATATAATCAAAAACTTGATGATGATTATAATAAATGGTTAGAAAAAGAAGAAGAAAAAGAAATACAAGAGGAAGAAGAAAGAGAAAGAGAAGAGGAGTATTTAGCCAATAATGACAGATTTGTCAATTACTGGAAATATTATTAGTTCAAAACTATTATGTATTTTATAGTTATAAATTAACTATAAAATAATGGATTTAAAACTAGATGATGATTGGATAAAACAATTTGAAAATGTAGATGCAGACTACAAGGATTTTTATAAAGATGATTTATATTATGTAAATCTTACATTTATTTATGTAAATAGAGTGAATGAAATTGAGAAAATTAAACATGAATCTTTTTTATTATCAAACCCAAATCATATTTTAAGAGAAGAAATTCTCCAAATACTTAAAAAATCATCAATTGAAGATGAAAGAAGATATTCATTGTTAGCACTTCTTAAATATAACATAACAATGGATCCTGATGATATACAAAAATATATTGCATTAGATGCAGGTATTCATACCGTAGAAAGAAATTATTTATCAATTATCAAAAATATTGATTCTATATCCTTTGATCAAACAATCAGTATGATGCATGATTTAAACGATCTAATATTAGTATTTTATGAAAAATCAAACGAACTTAAAGAAAAAAATGTTAATAGCTTAACAAAAAAAATATATATAAAACATAGTAGTAATAAAAAAACAATTAAAAAACAATATAAAGATTAAGACATAATAAATATAATCTTTAAAATGGCAGCACTTATTAACGCACTCGATTGTAAAACATATACTCAAATTGGTACAAATGGTCATGTAGAATATGGATGGTCTAATTCAATTCAAGAAAAAATTGTTCAATTTAGTTTTCAGCTAACTAGAACTGAAAATTTAAAACCATTAGAGATTCAACTAGTTTCTATGCTTGAAACACTTAGCCATCAGGTTAAAAATGGTTCTTTGCCTGAAAAGGAGGTTGCAAAAGGATATTTGTCTACTTTGTATAAGATGATCGGTCAAACTCGTGATATTGTAGATGGTAAAGGAGAATACACACTAACTTATATGATGATTTACGTTTGGAATCAGTTTTATCCTAATCTTGCTGAGTTTGCTATTAAATGTCTTGTTGATTTGGACAACAAGAGCATTCATCAATATGGCTCTTGGAAGGATATTAAATATTTTTGTAATTTTTGCAAGAGTAAAACAACTAACCCTTCTCAAAATCTAATTAATTATGTTATTAAGATTACTAACAAACAAATTAATAATGATTATGCTAATCTTATTTCTAATTCTAATGATATTTCACTTGCTGCTAAGTGGATTCCTAGAGAGAAATCTTCTTTTGGTTGGTTATTTGAACAACTTGCAACTAATTTTTATAGTCATATTCTAGTTACTGCCAAAAATGATATTAGTATACAAAAAGCTATTCTTAAATGTAAGACGGAATATCGTAAGATTTTGTCAGCACTTAACAGACAAATTGACACCGTACAAATAAAGCAGTGTGGACGTCGATGGGCTGATATTGACTTCAATAAGACAACATCTATTACTTTAAGTAAGCAAAAGAAAGCATTCTTGAATATTGACAAGAGTGGACATGAACGATATCCAGATAATGATGATAGAGTAGTATGTGCTGAACACTTTAACAGTCATATTCAAAAGGCTGTTAGAGGTGAAACTGAAATGAAGGGTAAGCGTGTTGGCATGGCTGATTTTACCAAGATTGCATTAGATCTTATTAATAGTAGAAGTAACGTACAAGCCGAAAAAAATCTTCTTAATTCACAATGGCGCAATAATTCTAGTCAAAATGGTGCTCTTGGTAAAATGATTGCCATGGTTGACGTTTCTGGCTCCATGGATGGTGATCCTATGAATGTTGCTATTTCCCTTGGAATTCGTATTGCTGAAAAGTCCGCTCTTGGTAAGCGTGTAATGACATTTAGTATTACACCTACTTGGGTTAATCTAGAACCTTATACTGATTTCATTTCACAAGTAGAAGTCCTTAAGAGAGCTCCATGGGGAATGAATACCAATTTTTATGATGCACTTGACCTCATTCTTGACGCTATTATTCAAAATAAGATGGCTCCTGAAGATGTTGAAGACATGGTTCTTGTTATTCTTTCTGATATGCAAATTGATCAATGTGATAGATCTAACAAAGAATCACTATATGAAACTATGAAGGCTAAATATGAAGCTGCTGGTATTAGAGTGAATGGGAAAGGATATAAGCCTCCTCATATTCTTTTCTGGAACCTTAGAAGCACGTCTGGTTTTCCTACTCTTTCTAATCAACCCAATGCATCTATGATGTCTGGATTTAGTCCTAGTCTTCTTAACCTATTTTGCGATCAAGGCTTAACTGCACTTCAAACATGTACTCCTTGGAGCCTACTTATCAAGAGTTTAGAAAATGAAAGATACAATATTATGAGTAACAAATTAAATGAAAAAATTGTATTATAAATAAATTTTTCTTTCTCTCCATAAATCACCATAATGTTTTTTAGTTTGTTCAGATCTATATCCATTATACTGTTTTAAGATTGCAATATTATTAAAAACAATAATCCAATCATCTATTATATTTTTAATATTAATATTTGCAAAATATAATTTCATTTCTTTTTTATCCTCTTTTGTGGAATACTTACCTAACAAACCCGGACCTGTTGGATCTAAACTATCTCTCCCATAAAATCTTATTTTAACATTTTCAACTATTTGTTGAATACAATTAAATAATATTTCGTTTCTTGGTTTTACTGCTATTAATCCTGTCAAGGTTCCACCCCATGGTTCTCTATCGCGAACAAAATATTCATTTTCTGTTAAAGCCATAAAATTAAAATTATTTACACAACCAAATTTAATATCAAAATAGATGCCACCATTTATATATAAAATGCAATATCTCCATAAATCTGATTTGTATGAACTAGGTATTAAAGATTTATATGCATTTAAAACGTCTATTTCAAAATTGTCTTTGATAAAATTTTCACACTCATATTCATCATATAAATAATGATTAAAATTAGGATGATTACCTTTAATTTTTTCATAATTTTCTCTCATTAATTGTGGTAAATCTTTTGTATGCCAACATGTAAATAGATTCAATGGTATTACTGGTTCATATTTTTCCTTCATAATTAAAGGTCTATTTAAATATCTTAACGTGTTTATTTTATTATTGTCAACATTTACAATCTTTCTCTCTCTTTTTAATGGGAAAAATATCATATTATATAATATATTTTGGATATAATATAATATTTTTTATTGAAATATAACTTCTGGAGAAATCATAATTCTTGCATCAGAATTTATAATAGCTTGCAAATGAAAAGGTCTATGCTCGCAATCTTCATATCTTCCATCAACATTATCGAATTTTTTATATACAACCTTTGATCTAGTTACTCTTGAATTTTCATTAATAAATGTTTTTGGTAATAAATCCAATCTTATTCTTCCATCATAATATGTATTTAAAAACTTATTTGTTCTATAAATTGAAAATCCATTAAATGATGATAAACATCTTAAATAACCATCCTTTGGTAATCTTTTTAATAAATTATTAATAAAATCTTCCATTGTATGATGACTATGTGCTGCACTGTGATTAAAATGAACATAACTAAAATAATAAGGTCTTATAGATAATGACCATACATCATAATATTTTGGACTTGTATTGAAAGATAATCCATCCCAATCTTCTCTCTTCAAACATTTTTGAAGAGGTTCTAAATTAATTTCTTTACAGTTTACATTGTCAAAATCCATCATTATAAAATAAGGAAATTGTTCAACACGATTTTTAATATAACTTAAACAGAAATTACGTGCATATGCTATATTATGTGTTCTAAATTGTGATGTTTTATTTTCATTCACAAAAAAATAAAAGTTAGGATTTTTTAATTTATATTCATTTAATATTTCTAATGTATTATCATTCGATTTATCATAAAAAATAACTATTTGATAACTATCAAAGAGTGAACCAATCTTTTCAATATTTTCAAAAACCTTTATTAAATAAGGTCCGCAATTTTTAATAGGTCCGCATATACAACAATTCATTTATAAAGTATTTTTATTTAATAATTTGTATTTAAACTCGGTCTGAAATATCTTATCCAATATTTTTCATTTTCAATTGCATCATTTTTTGACGTGCAAACTAAATCTGTTAAAATTCTATATGACCAATTATTCCATCCGCCGTTATCTCTTATAAATTTATACATTCGCATTGAATAGCTTTTATTTGCTGGGTTACTTGTACACCTTCTATGAACAGACATTCGATCTTTAATATTAGTTGTATAACCTATATAAGTATCTGATATATTGGAATCATTACAATATATCATATATATTTGTGTATTACTATAATTAGGAGCCATTGTTATTTATAATTTATGTTTTATAAATTATTTAATAATTATCAATTTTTAATTAAAATAAAATTAAAATATAGTATAATTGTAATGAGTAAAGCAAATAAATTGGTAAATAATGATTTGGTATATATAAAAAAATCCAAAATTGAAGGATTAGGAGTTTTTGCTAAGAATAATATTACAAAAGGAACCAAAATAGCAGATTATTATGGTAAAGAAATGAAATGGAAAACATTTAAAAATAAGTATGGTGATTATAAATTAAATTCCTTGCATACATATCCTATGCGTCGTATTTGGAAAATTATTGTAGCAAAAGAGGAACCTTATAAAAGTAAAAATTTAACAAATTATATAAATGAAATTAGAGGAAAATCTAATTGTGAGTTAAAATTAAGAGCATTATATGCAAAAAAAGATATTAAGAAAGGTCACGAATTATTACTTGATTATCCTGAAGATTATAATCGTTTTTGGTTAAATAAAACAAAAACAAAAACAAGAAAAAATAAAAAATAAAAAATAAAATTGATATATATTTTCTGAGTTATAATGCAAATAAATATACAATATGTTCACAGTTGTTACAGGTAGATTTAATAATGATACATTAGAAGCTAATTATGCGTATAGAAGAAAATATGGATATGCATGTATGTACTCATGTCCTTCTGAATTATCACCAAAAATTTCATATAACACACCATTATTTGTAATTGAAATGAACAACCAAAAAAATAAAATTGAAGGAATTGGTCTCATTAAAAATAAATATGAAACAAATAAATATTATAAAGTCCATACAGATGGAAATACTAACAGATATACTTATATTGGAAAATATTTTATTGATCGAGAAACGTTGGATGATTATAATGCTGAGCTTGTCTACGTATTAGATGAAATATTATTTAAAGGTTATACACATTCAAAACGCGGTTCAGGTTTAACAACAATTCCTGAAAAAGTTTTAAAGTTGGAAGTTTGTGAAGGCATAAATGTGAAAAAAGATATAAAAGACATATTCATTTATCATTTTAGAGAGAAGTTGATGTTGCAAAAATCAAATGAAGAAAATTGCAACTGAAAAAACGGCACTGAAAAAACGGCACTATTTATTATTATTTTTTTTGCATTTTTTATTTAAAACTATAATCTATAATTATCATATGACAAGTATTGACACGGATATTTCTAATTATACATTTTCAGAATTATTAACTATTGTTGATATACAAAATGATGAACTTGATAAGGAGACTGTAAATTCAAAAACTAATAAGTATATCAATAAGTTTAAAACCAAAAATCCTCAGTTGGCCAATTTTTTTAGAGAAGTTAGAATGCAACTTTTACAATACGTAGATGACTTAGAAAATGAAGATTCTGATGACAATGATGAGTTTGATACTACAAATAAAATTTTTGTTACAGAAGGTTTTGGAAATATGTCCAATGAAGCCATTTATGGAGCTGGAGAGAAGCAAATTACAGATTGGTATCAGAATGAAGCCCTTACTCAAAATGATCAAAATCAAACTGAAAAAATCACACAAAGAAAGCAAAAAATCGGCATTTTTGGTGACCAACATAATACCATGAAACGTGAGCAAATTGCAACAACCGATACGTATAGTTTACCAGTTAAACAGGACTCTTTAAATCCAAATCTTAAAAATACTATTTCACGTTTTGTTAATTTAGACAGCCAATTTAGACAATATACAAGTGGTATTGATTCAACATCAACCGATTATACATTAGATTTATCTGATACTCTTAAAAATGCATTAAGTTTAACATTATATTCTTATCAAATACCATTTAGTTGGTATGCGATCGATACAGCATATGGTAATACATGTTTTTGGATTGTGGATGCAAGTACAAATACAGCTGTTTCTGTTTCTGTTCCTTCTGGTAACTATACACAAACACAATTTCAAACTCAATTAAATACATCCTTTTTGCAAGCTGGTTTCACATTTCCTCCTAGAACAAGTCCTCCATATCCTTACGCTTTACCAGCAAATAACCCTGTTTATTATAATTCAAATAATGGTTTAATTACTATGTTTTTAATGGATGGTTCTTATAATGATCCATTAGGTTTGTCGCCGTCTTTTACTATTAATGCTTCATCTGTAATTGTATTTTATGATTTTACAGGTGTTTTACAATGTGATAGAAGTTGTAAAAGTAATTATAATCATTTTTTTAATAATACTCTTGGTTGGATTATGGGTTATAAATTACCATATATAAATGTTAGTCCAACGGGTAACACTGCATCTGCTATTCTTGACTTAAATGGACCTAAATATTTAATACTTGTTTTGGATGATTATAATCAAAATCATGTTAATAATTCTATAGTTTCTATTACTCAATATTCTAATAATATTAAACCACCTTCATACTATACACCTGATTTACCATATACATGTACTATACCTGGACAACAAGGGAATAATTTAAGACAAATTGTTAATGATATTGTTACACAAAATACATTTACAAATCAAAATTTAGCTGTTCAAAATGGGTTATTAATTGCAGGAAAATATACTAGTGATTATACACCTACACCCATTGTTTTACCTAGTGCACCACGTACATTAACAAACGCACAACTCTATACTATTAATGAAATAAATAGGAACAATAATAATTTAACAAATTATATATCTCGTGCTCCCACTTCGTCAGATACATTAGCTATTATACCTGTTAAAACATCTGTTGGCGTTCCAACTGGGTCTCTACTTGTTGAATTTAGTGGTTCTCTCCAGAATAGTTCTAGAGTTTATTTTGGTCCTGTTAATATTGAGAGAATGGCTGTTAAATTACTTGACGATAAAGGAAACGTTTTAAATTTAAATGGAAATGATTGGTGTTTTACTCTTATTTGTGAATGTTTATATCAATATTAAAATATACTATTATTATATATGAGTGTATATATTGACTATTTTTTAAAGGTTTTTGTTTATGGACCATTTTTTCTTATAATTCTCTCTTGGTTTTTACTATGGAATAAAAATACATTATTCTTTTACTACACAGTTGGTCTCTTTTTAGATACTATTTTAAATCTAGTTTTAAAGGGATTATTTAAACATCCAAGACCTTCAGAAGATCTGCAAAAATTTAATTTAGCTATTACACATGGTAAGAGATTTTTATTCAAGGATGGAATGCCTTATGATATTTTTGGTATGCCATCTAGCCATTCTCAATCAGTTTTGTTTTCAACTATTTTTATGTATTTTGCATTGAAAGATAAAAAGATAATATACATTTATGCAATTATTTCATTGTTTACTATGATTCAGCGAATATATAGTTATAATCACACACTATTTCAAGTAATAATTGGTGCGTTTATTGGATCCATTGTTGGTTATTTGATGTTTTTTTTATCAGGTCAAAAATTAACGGGTATTATAACCGAAAAGTTAGATGATTTCGGACCTATTTAAATTATATATAGAAAAAAATTTAACTAGAGACCTTTTTATTTTTTGATTAAATTAAATTAAATACATTTATACATTTTTTACCAGTAATTATCTTCAGTATCTTCGCGAAATACGTTATGTATAACGCCAGGCATAGGTGGGTCCAACTGGTAGTGGAGTGTCGAAAAGATTTCATCCGCAGCGTCTTCAAGAAAATTTCTATATTTTATAAATTCATTCAACTCTTCTATGTCACACTCAAGCAATTTTCCAACAACCATAGCGATTCGTTCTGGATGACGCTTTGCGACATTATTATCCTTGAAATATTCTAATAAAATCTCATACAATATTTTTTCATATTTTTTAGCAATAGGCTGTTGCGGTTGCTCAATAGATGAAACTATTGAAGCAGTTGTGGCAGAAGAATTGATAGAAGACTCAATGAGATGTGCTTTAACTGATTTATCTTGATAATTATCATTCTTATTAATTTTTTTTACTGTCTTAAAGTCTTCAGTATTCTTCATTCTTCTACACAAAATGTCTTTATATGTTGTCATATTATATTAGATTATTATTTTATACTAGTCAAAAGTATGATTATAAATATTTCAATTTTTTTTTATTTATATTATAAATAAAAAAAGGCGTAAAAAATATTATTATATTATAAATAATGTTGCAATTATTTAGCCTACTAGCCTTTTTGCTTTTTACTTGTTCTAATGCAGAGCAAATTGCATTGAATTATACTGCATCTCCTATAACCCGCGACCAAATTATGCAAAGAGCGCAAGTTTGGGTCGATAAAAAAGTCCCCTACTCGCAAACCGCAACTACAGACGGTTATCGTCAGGATTGTTCTGGATATGTCTCATATTGCTGGGCTTCATCCACGTTAGGTGGAGGTCATGTAACTGGAAACATGCAAGAAATTTGCACCAAAATCTCCAAGACTGACATGAAAAAAGGTGATGCCATTTTGTTACCTTCAACTCATGTCTTATTATTTGGTGGTTGGATTGATTCTGATGCATTTTATGAGTATGCAGAGCATCAACCAGGTGATGTTTGCAGAAAATCTACTGGTTCTTACAAATATTTTGCTGATAATGGATATTTTCCTTGTCGTTATAATCTTGTTTCTAATTAGATACAATAGTTTTTTCTATTAGTAAATTAACTTTTCTTGCTTCTGAGATTCTTTTTTTTATTTTATAATACAAATAATATAACTCATCTAAATTCTCTTCAATAAGTTCAATATTATCAAAATTATTATTCAACATTTTTTTTCCATTTTCATCTACTTTATAATTGGATTGAAGAATTTGATTGTTCATATTGAAACTCTTTTTAAATTTATAGAACTCTTCTGCAATTTCATCACATATCTTTTTCATTTCCTGTTCTCTATTGTTAGAAAGAACAGATGTATTATTATTAATATTTGGGAACTGAAAATCTGTCATATTTAACTATAATATATTAAGTATAATGCTTTTATTTGTTATCATTTTTTTTTATAAAATATTAAAATTTAATTATTTATTATTATAATAGAATAACAAGTTTTAATTTTTATCAAAAATAATTCTGTTATCCATATTAACAATAGCAGTTGGTATTCACGGTTTAATACATTTAGGTGTAGAAGTACAATATAATTTTAACAAATTTTGTTAAAAATATTTATAATTTATTTTGTTTTTCTTTTTGTTGTTTTTCTTTTTTTATTTTTTTTTGTTTGTCGTTTACGTGTTCCTCCATCAAAAAGATCATCTACTGTAAGTGCTTGTCTTGCGTTAGGATCAAATCCTTTGGTTATCAATATTTCAGGAGATCCATTTCTAGGTGCCAAACTACCTAAAACTTCCGGAAAGTCATGATTAATATTACTTTTTGTTTTATCATTTTTACTTAGACTTAATAAGAATAATAGACTTCCTCCTATTATTGGGATTAATAATAGACCTCCTATTTGGATTGCTAAATGTTTAGAGTTTATTGACATATATATATTTGAATTATACAATAAAAATAATATAATTTATAAATATTTAATTATAATATTGTATATTGTAATCTTTTGCATTTTTATTAAATTGTTCTATATCAGTTTTATAAAGATTTGCAATTTCAGGAACTAATGGATTAGATAAAAGAGAACAAATAATCTTTATTTAATTATTGTATTTATTTTTATGTATTTTACAATATTCTGAGTTTTCTAATGGTTGCCTATTACATTTATTACCTGTTTTTGTGAGACCGCAGCAAATATATTTGAATGTTCCATTATTTACATATTTTTTATTGGCTCGCCAAGCAGTTGACGCTTCATCAAAGTCAATATTGACTTCATATAAAGCATTATTATCATATTTGGTCTGACTTCGTGTATTCATATTGTGATAATTATGTTTTATTTAATTTGTAAAATATAATTCAATTTTATTATTTATACCTTAAAATATTAAATATTTTATATATTACTATATTAATGTCTTGTCCAAAAGATACTAATTTAACAGTACGTGATGAATTTGGTAACTTAATTGCACCTATAGTTAAAAGAATAAGTAAATGTAAAGGTAGGAAAAATGTTTATCCTAGCTTTACCCCACTAATAAATAGCATATCTGTTACTTTTAGTATTGCAGGAATTTATACAGTTGCTTATATTACTGGTTCTAACTTTTTACCTCCTTCTAATGGTGATACATATGTTAATTTTGGTTCTTATACACATTTACCTATAATATTTTATAGTTCATTTAACATATCATTTATTGTTCCATTAAATGCTCCTATTGGTGTATATAATATAACTGTTGTAAATGTATATAATGACAATTTTAGTTTACCTGTAAGTCAAAGTTATACTGGAATACCTAACTATTCAAATAGTATTTCTTATACAATTTATGATTCTTATTATTTTCAATTTGGGTCTTACTTTGTATTAGATTCTTATCTTGTAAAAGGAAAATATATTATATCACGAAATTTGAATTATAATAATATTGTTACGTTTACTGGAAATGGACAAATAGAATTTTTAAAAAATACTAATAATAATTATAAAAATATAAATTTTACTATTATGTTTGGTACAAAAAGTATAATTAATGGTAATATTTCAAGAAATATCAATAATAATGTTTTATTGAATACTGTAATAGTTCCTGAAGATATATCTAATACAAATCCTGGTATTCCTATAGGTTTAACTAATTATCCAGGTACTATAGTTAATGCTACTAATGCAAATAATACAGGATCATTTAAAATTATATTTTATTTCAATAAATAAAATATTTAACAATAATTAATATATATATGGAATACTTTTACTTATATATATTTATTTTACTTTGTTTTATCATAATAGTTTCTTATTGGACTACTATTAATAATAGTAGTATAGAATCCTTTAATTCAGACAAACAAACATTTGTTTTATTAGGCGATAGTATACTTAAAAATGATGCATATGTTTCTGACGAAAAAAGTATTGATTTTTTGTTATCAGAGAGAACTGATGGTAAAACAATTGCTTTAGCAGTAGATCATTCAAAAATAGTTGATGTTTATGACCAAATTAGTAATATTCCTGATACTGCAAATAACAATTTAACAACTATATTTCTCTCTGCAGGTGGAAATGATATATTGTCTCAGTATGTCGACAACAGCAATGACACAAAAAGTACCGCTGTTTTGAAGCCAATGTTTTCTGCATATAAAAAACTAGTTAAAAGTATTCAAAATAAAATTCCTAATGCAAAAATTACTCTTTTAGATATTTATTATCCCGACAATTTGACATATAAACAATATCATTCAATTATCAGTGAATGGAATAATTTAATATATGAATATGCAAAAGATAATAAAAACGGTATAATTGAAGTGTTAAAAATTAGTAGTATTTTAACAAAGCCAGAGGATTTCACATTAGGGATTGAACCATCGGCTACAGGTAGTTTAAAGCTTGTAAATCAAATTATGGCAAGTTATTGAATATTCATCTTTAAGTAGGAAATTCAATTTATTATTTAAAATGTTGAAATTAAAAAAAATGAAAACTATTTAAATAATTATTAATTATAATAATTGAAAATGAATAAGGTTCGTAATACAGAATATTGGAATATGGTAAGAATTTCAAATGAAGATAAAGAATATCCTTCTAATATGGGAAATAAATGGAGTAATGAGGAAGAATTATTATTATTAGAAGAACTGAATAATAATATAGATATTGAAACAATAGCGCAAAAACATAATAGAACAATTGGAGGCATCAATTGTCGTCTTAGAGATATTATTTATAAAATGTATTTAAAAAATAACTCTATTGAAGAAATAATAAAACAAACAAAATTAGATTATAATTATATTAAAGAAATAATAGAAAAAAAACAAGATAATAATTTAAAAAAAAATAAAACTAAAGAAATTGATAATTTATTTATTAGTATTAATAAAAATGATTATATAGAATTACAAAATGATGTAAAAAAAATAAAAAATGATATTAATGAAATAAAGAATACATTAAAAGAATTAGTTAAAATGATGAATGCAGTTTATGAATTTGAAGATGTTTAAAGTAGTAACCAGACTTTATATTCTTTAAGTAGGAAAATCAATTTATTATTTAAAATGTTGAAATTTTTGGAGGGAAAGTTTTTTTGAGTTTTCGATTTTGGACATTTATAAATGTCCATTTTTTGATTTTTCCAAAATGAAGTTGAAAAAAAATTGATTTGTGACCATAATTGAATTTTATGGTCTGGTCACAGAAAAAATAATTTTCAATTTGTGACGATAATTTTTTTTATAAAAATTTTACCGATAGTTTAGGCGTTTTTTTTGTTTCCTAATAGTATATAATGGAAAACGCCGAAAACGCCAATTTTTGCTGTGAAAAATGCACATTTAAATGCTGTAAAAAATCAGAGTGGCTAAGACACACTTCAACCCAAAAACACATTTATCGTCACAATGGAAATGAAATGGAAAACGCCGGGGATAAAAAAAACGCCGAATATATTTGCCAATGTGGCAAAAAATACGAGAGCTATTCTGGTTTGTGGAAGCATGAAAAGACTTGTAAAAATGAAAAAAAGGATTTAAAAGAGGAAGAAATTGCTACAATGAAAGAGATTATGAAATACTTGATGAAAGAAAATTCTGAAATGAAAAATATGATGATAGAGCAGCAAAATATGGTATTAGAAGTAGTAAAAAATGGCACCCATAATACAACAACTAATACTACTCACACCAATTCACATAACAAAGCATTTAATCTTCAATTTTTCTTAAATGAAACATGCAAAGAGGCAATGAATATTGGTGAATTTGTAGATTCTCTCAAAATACAATTAGCAGATCTAGAACATATTGGAGAAGCTGGTTATATAGAAGGCATTTCAAATATCATTGTTAAAAATTTAAAAGAACTCGATGTTACAAAAAGACCTGTTCATTGTACGGATAAAAAGAGAGAAACAATTTACATCAAAGATGCAGATAAATGGGAAAAAGATGAAAATAAAACTCAAATGCACAAATTAATAAAACGAGTTGTTTCAAAAAATGTAAAAATGTTTGCAAAATTTAAAGAAGCACATCCAGATTGTTTAACATATCATTCTAAATTCTCAGAACAATATAATAAAATTGTATATGAATCAATGGGAGGCAAAGGTGATGATGATTATGAGAAAAATGAAAAAATTATTAAGAATGTATTAAAGCAAGTTACAATAAATAAAGATGAATAAATTTTTTTTTATTTGGTTGGTCTAAAATTGCGTCCTTGTTTGCAGTAATCAGGCAAACAATCAAGTTCATATTGTGCGCGACACAAATGGACATATTCAATATATGATCCGTGATATGCATAGTTATAGTTTTTTATACGAAAGTCGAATTTACTCTGCGCTTCCATATCTAATCTTTGCTGTTCAATTAGATCTTCAGTTTTTGATGAATTACTGTTTCCCATTTTAATATTATTAGATATTATATGATTAGTAGTTTTATGCTTATAATCATATAATTATTTTTTGAGTCAATTTTATTTTTAAATACTTAATTAAATCTATTTAATACGATAATAAATAAGCATTTGATAACATTTTGTAAAATTCCACAAAAGTGATGTTCCATCATAATCCTTTGTGCCTTCAAATTTCCAATCCATATTTTTATTTAAATTATCTTTCCATTTAAGGGACCCTAGACGATGAAAGCTCATTCCATCATAACCCATTTCAGCACCCTCGCACGTCAAAGTTGAACAAAAATGTTGTTTTGAAACGTCTCTAACAACTGCACTATCAATTGCATATGTAGCATTATTAACCTTAAATTCAACTGGTTTCTTATTGAATATAGCAGCTTCTTCTTCAAATATTTCAAATACAATAATATGCGGTAAATGTCCCATTCGATGGACATTTTCTATGATAGTGTCTTTCCAGTTCATATTAGTGTGTCTCATAATTAACATTTGAATTGATGAATTATGCAAATAACTTATAATTGCACTATAATATAAGAGAGGATTACCAGCTTCATCTATATCAGTTATATAAGGATTCTTTTTCTTATATGATTCAGGCATAGCCTTATAAATTTGATGTATAACACTATTTGTATTAAATTTATAAGCATATTCATTACCGGTTAAGCATGCATCTACACCAAAATTTAGCAGAGCAAATGGGTCACGAAGTTTAGCAGGTATCGCACTACCATCTTGCTGCTTACCTTCGATCATAAGTTGCCTTAAAAAGTGGAAAAATTTGCGACCTTTATCACTGACAAAAAATGTTGTAAACATAGCATTGAACCAGCAATTAGCTTGAATTTGAATAGGCGGTACAATTTTAGTAGAATCAATATGTTTGTCTGCTGCTAAATTGGAGAGAAGGAATTTAGTGGCTTCTGGAGCATTATATTCGTAGCATTTTTTACCAAATGTTGAATTAGGAATCCCAATTTGGAGTGGAGCTTTTAATGCAAATGCTTCTTCCATATTGCAATCCAACAATTCTTTACGCGGAGTTGTCTTAAATGTTACTAATTCTTTATTAATGGTTGGAGAGTAAGAACCAACGGATAGTTTTTTGGCAATTTTATTACTAATATTACGCACTTCAATTGGAGTATGATTATGTACTAATATACCTCTAGCTCTACGATGTTTAATAGTCTTTCGTTTAACTTTATTCGATCGTTTTTTATGTTTTAATGATTTCTTCATAATATAAAATAATATTATTATTTTATATAATGGGAGCTGGAATATTACCAACAACAATACATAATGGAAAATTATACTTTTTATTTGGAAAAGAAGGAAAACATGAGGATAGTGCTCCAGGATTTTCTGATTTTGGAGGAGGAACAGATAATTCAGAAACATTTTTAGAAACCGCAGTGAGAGAAGCTGGTGAAGAATTCACTGGTTTTTTAGGTAATGATGCTGATATTCGTAAAATGTTAAAAAAACATGGTACATATAACATTGATCACAAAACAGACGGTCACAAAACATATCGTATGCATATTTTTCCTTTTAAATATAACGAATGGTTACCTCATTACTATAACAATAATCAACGTTTTCTTCAAAAACGTTTACCAGCAAATGTATTTAAGACGACTAAAATATTTGAAAAGGCTGAAATTAGATGGGTACCAATCGATGACCTTAAACAAATGCGCCCACAATTTCGCTCATATTTTCAAAATATAGTAGATATGATGCTAAATCAAAAGGAAAGCATAAAATCTTTTATATTAAAGGGTACTGAGAGAAGCGGAAAAAAAGGCACTAAAAAAAGAGCACTAGAAAAAGGTAAAAAACGCACCTTGAAAAATTATTAATATTTTCATTTTTATAGTATTATAATATATAAATGAGAATTACATATACAATGTCTATTATGTTTGTAGCAAGTTTTATAATTCAATACTTTGCTATGCCACCTATTATGATTAGTAGTAACAGATACTTTACGAATAGTGTAGGTAAATTGTATTTATCTGTCATAATGGGTTTATTTATGGTTTTAGTTGAAGTTGGCATGCATGATCATCAATATAGTGTAATGAGTACATACACATATTTATGGGTTATAGTATTGTTAGCAACAACTATTTACTTATATAGAAAGCAAATTGCAGTCAATGATAAGCAATATTTAGCAGGTATGATAGAGCATCACTCGATGGCATTGCAAACAAGTGAGGAAATATTGGAAAAGACAGATGATTATAATATTGCCAAACTTGCAAAGAATATTATACAAACGCAAACCGATGAACTTAGAGAGATGGAGGATTTATTACGTAAAAAATAATTATATTATTTATTTTCAGGCTTAAAGAGTGCATCAAATTTCTTGGAGTCGTCAATTTCCAAATGGACTTTTGGAGGTGCAGACCATTCTGCGTAAGGTTTTGCTTTACTGGTTGGCATATCAAGCGCCAATAAATCTTGTAGAGCCTTCATTCTTCTCTCTAATGGATTCATTTTAGCAGGATATTTACGTGACAAATGCTTCCATCGCCATTCAAATTGAAGTGCAGCTTGCCAATCAGGGAATCCAGATACATGTGCGGCTCTTGTCCACGACTCGCCTTGTGCTACTTTTACACCAGTTGCATGTGCTCCACCTGCAAGCTCCTTGTTATGCTGACGTAACCTGCGTTCTAGATCTACAGTTGCACCGACATAAGTATTACTATTGGTAGATGTTAATAAATAAACAAAAAAAGAAGAAGACATTATATTATATTATAACCAATTTTTATATTATAATATAGTAATTACTTAATTAATTCGCATCTTACATTCTCCAAATGTTTTTCTATTTTTTTCCACTCATTTCTCTCTTCATACTCTTTTGAAGAATCAATTGTATATTGTTTTCTTGTATTATATCCTGACTCTACAAACCAAATGCAATGTTTTATAGTTTCCTTATTTATAAATGTTAATTTATTCAATATATTCAATATATTTGGATATGGATGAAAATCAATAGCTTCTACTAATATTTCAATTTCTCTCTCAATTGCATTATAATTAATAGTATTATATTCTGTTTTTCTTACTTCAGATGGATGCATTCTATAATAATCAATTGCAACTTTTAACATTTGCATATCTCCTTTTAATCCTCCATATTCGCTACGATAAAGGAGTGATAATAATTCATTTGAATTTGGACAGAACTGAAGTGTTTCATGAGTAAATGCATAGTTTAATTCATTATTTTCATAAGGAAAATAAGTCTTGCAATTAGAGAGAGAAATAACTATATTTAATATTATATTAATATCTGCTTTAGATAGCTTTCCATAGTCTTTATCTGCCATCATTAACCATACTAAAATAGGATATGAGTCCATTAGTGTAACATCTTCAATGCATATGATGGGAAGTCGTCGTAAAAGTTCCATTGGAGATCTTTGAATAAGCGCAAGTGTAGATTGAACTGCAATTTGACTATCGCATCGTCTAATTGCCTTTTGCAAATTAGATTTAATAAGAGGAATGTCATATTTGCACTTAATAATTGGTATATCTGGAATATCAGGAATTTTAGATGGAGTCCTATAAAATAACTTAATATATAATTTAGTTACTATAAATTTGTCCGTTGGTTCTGGATTTGTACTGAAATATGCTTTGCAATTAGTTGGGTCATAAATAAAGCATTTTTTAGACCGTTGGTCATATTTTGGTATAATTTTAAAATATAAATCTAATTTTTGCTGCATTATTGTATTTAATAAATATAATAATACTGTTAAATTAAAATCAATTTTTTTTAACTAATTGAAACGAGTAATTTTTTTTCAGAACTCTCTTGAAATAGTTCTAATAATCTGTCCATACATCTATATACCCAATTTTCTTCATCATCAATATTATCTTTATTTTTAATAGTGAAAGGCTTAATAATCATTATAAGCTGACAAATATCATAAGAGTTACCAGGAGTATAAAATCCATCGCAATCAGATTTATTACATAAAGCATAAATTCCTCCTACCCCAAATTGGATTAATATATTAATAAAACAAAGATCTCCTGAGTATTCTGAAAATGCATCAAATAAATCACGTTTAGAAGATAACAAAGCAAATGGATTAATTGGAGGTTTATTATTTTCTAAGGAAGCGCCGTATTCGCGGATTTCATTAATATATTGCTTCAAGTGAGTCAAAACAGAGTTCTCTTCATCTATATCAATGTTTTTTGCAATTAGATCTTCTAAATAAGCAAATGTTGCTTCTATTAATTCAGCACGAATATTATGCCAACAGCTATAACTGCAGCTAAACCCTTTAGAATCACAATTTAAATCAATTCCCATTATTATATGTATTCAGTAATTATTTTTAATATTGTAATAAATAATATAATTTGTATCAATTTTAAAAAATGGTAATAATACGTTTTAAACACACACTTTCTTGAAACACTCTTTCAATTTGTTTAATATTTCTATAAATAATATTTTCAGATGCATAAATGTCATCTTTATTATCAAGTGTAAAGTCTCTAATTAAAGAAAAAAGATCGCAAATATCATATGCATTACCAACACTATAATAACCTTCATTGTCACGTTTATAACATAAAGTATAAATACCTAATACACCAAATTTAATAAGTAAATCAATAAACTCAATATTTTTGCATTCTTCTAAGAAGCCATTAAATAAATGCAAGTTCATAACTATAAATAATTCGTCATCAGATTTATATGCGTTTATTTTATCAATATATGCCATTATTTTTTTTTGAAGTCTTATCTCTTCTTTATTAGTTTGTATAGAATTATTTTCAATAAATTGTTTAATATATTCAAAGGTAGCTTTAACACATGCACTGCGTAAATTACTCCAATTGCTATAACAATCACTCCAATGTTCCTGATCACAAATTAAATCTATTCCCATTATGCTAATATATTTAATATAAATTCTTTAAGTAGGTATTTTAAATATATTATTTGGCTGCTGCTTTCTTAATTTCTTCAATAATAGCTTTTCTATCTTCTCTCATTCTTTTGTCTAACCAAACAGTTTGGGAATTAATAATAGCAATAGACGCATAGATATTTAGACACATTCCAATAAAAATCTTTGTTCCAATGTAGGACATAATAAATAAGTATTTGTTATATATTTAAACTCTTTTTCTGTATTTTTTAATTTTTCTACTTTTACACTTTTTACTTCTTCTGCGACGACCGCCTAAAGGAAGAACTCTATTCTTTTTTGTTACAGACTTCATTATATTAGACATAAATTCTTTTGAAAATTTTGAAATTATTGGTTTCACTCTTTCAACAAGTCTACAAACTTTATCTGTAACTTCTTCATCTTTTGTAATGGTTTTAGAGCAAACAGAAATAGAAGTGTATGTTTGACTAATTGCATTGCTTACAATTTGTTCAACTATTTTTCTGGCTTCTATTTGCACGGTAACAGTTTCTTCATTTAACCCTTCTGGTATTACTGCAAATCCAGATATAAGTTCGCCTGAATAATCTACGTTTTCTACAGGTTTGGCACTATCTACAGGATTAATTAAGTTGCAAATTTCGTTATTATTTTGCACAGTAGTTGCAGTCACATTTGTTCTCTCCAAAGATGCACAAATATCAATATCCATTGTTAGCTTTAAATAAACACGAAGAGTTACTGAAATATCTACAAGAGCATTATGCAGTTGACCACCAACATCTTGATTAAAAAGAAGTCTGTGAACTTCCATTAATTTTTCGGCTTTAAGTTTTTTAGTACCTTTTAAATAAGCACATATTTCCTTAGACTGGTTCATCGTACAATATGCTGCATCTGGTATTAATTTACCAACAATTGAAAACTTGCTTAAAAAATTTGAATATCTCTCTGCTTCATCAGGATATTGCTGCATAATTTTTCTAATTTGTCCTGTAATCATTTGAATATCAAATTTAATATTATGACCTACAAATTTACCGGCTTGTTCGCAATAGCGTATAAATTCATCAATATGATCCTTAATAGGTCGTTTATCTAAAGTCATATCTTTTGTTATACCATGAACGTCAGATGTGCCTTTTGGTATTTTTCCATTAATATTAACAATATCGTCTTCTAATTTAGTTGCATATAAAACAGTTTGTTTGTCTAGATCGTATAATATATAACTCAATTGTACGATTTCGTTTTTTTCAGGACTAAATCCTGTCGTTTCTGTATCAAAAACAATTATTATGTTATTCATATAATAATTGTTTAAAATAAATTATTAAAGCTCAATATTATGCTCTTTTAAAAAAACTTTCACCTTTTCAGAATATTTATTTCTAAGTTGTAAATTAGGAACCTTATTATATACATTATGAATTTCTGGAAATCCTGACGCTTTATTAATGCTACCATCATCAAGCATTCTATTTTTTCTTCGCAAATGTTCTTCTTCAGATTGTGTATAATAATGAGCTATGTAGATAGGTGCTCTAGTAAATGGCATAATTTGTCTATTAAATGATCCCATTTTCATTTTTAAACCATTTCCAGAGTAGCATCTAGATTGGTTGCTAACAATAAAATAATGAGGGTTAATAGATCTAACCGCACTAATTGGTCTTACAAAAGATTTAACATGTTGATCTAAATATAATTCTGAACTAGTAAAATTTTCAGTAAGCAATCCATTGGGTTGTGAGATGTGTCCTGAGGTGCCAAACATAAGCCAATTTATACCAATAGAGTCTGCTTCTTTGAAATAATCTAAGAACTCTTTAATAGTATTAAATCTATTTAAATTTACATATTCATCTGCATCTAAATAAAGCATCCAATCATGATTCTCTCTTGATGCAATATCTAAGGCATCATTCATTAGTTTTATTTTAATATTACCAGATCCAGTAATAGGAATTATGGTAAGTTTTCCATTAAAATTAGTGCCAATAGTAGAAGAAATAGGGGTTGTAGATAAATGATCGAATATTACAATTTTATTAAAACCTAATAATAAATGATGTGCAACCCACTCTGCAATATTAGGTTCATCTCTCGCATTAGTAAATAAGATAGATGAATTATTACTTGAACGTCTAACATTAGGTAGTACAGGTAATAAATTATTATTTTTAAAGCTAAACATTATATGATATAATATAGTATAAAATTATGGAATGTTATACTTATATAATATTGTAAAATATAATAAATAGAACAGTATATATTTATTATGTCGTTAAAGATAATAAATATAACAATTCCAAATGAAAGTATTTTACCTGATATAGTAGCTACATTCTCTCCAGAAGAAAATTATATAATGTTAAAAATTGGTTGTGAAACATTATGTCAAGGTAGAAAGACTGCAGCAAACATGTCAAATAATGAAATATATAAAAAAATAGAAGGTGAATTTAAAATAGATATTGAAAAGTTGAATAGAGAGATAGAAATAGAAAAAAAGACTTCTCTTAAAATGCAGGAAAATGTAGCAAAGATTTATGAGTTACAAATAGAGCAATTAAATAAAAGATTAGAAAAAGCATTATCACAAATAGAAGTATATAAACAAGGTACTTCTACTTCTCTCAATGAAGAAGTAAATAAGGTAAAAATAAAGTGCGATTTATTGTTGGAAGAAAAAGATAGACAAAATCAATTAAATAGAGAAGCATTTGATAAGGCAACTTTATTAATAAATAAGTCAATAAATAAGTCATCAATATCTATAGGGGATGATGGAGAGCAAATATTTGAAAATTTAGCAGATACATTTAAAGATTTTTATGATTATAAAATTGAAAACAAAGCAAAAGAAAACCATAAAGGTGATTTTCATTTATTTTTTAAAGACTTTAATGTATTAGTTGATTCAAAGAATTATACAACTAGTATAAGTAAAAAGGAAATAGTAAAAATAGAATCAGATTTAAATGCCAATGCGAATATGAATTTTGCTTGGTTAGTTTCTCTCAATTCAAATATTTGTGAATATAATAAATTTCCAATTATGACAAAATGGATAACAACTGATGATAGTAAATTAAAATGTACATTAATGATAAATAATTTATTGGATAATAAAGAACCAAGAAATATGTTACGTCAAGCATGGCAAATATGTAATGAGATTTATAGATTAACAAAAAAAGTAGATAAGGAAGATGGTGAATTAGAAGAGTATAGAGAGAAAAATTTAGTGTATAAAAAACATATAGAAAATTTACAAGAAAGAGCCCATGAGTTAAGAAGAAGTATGAATGTATCAAATAATATATTAAAAAATATAGATAATGATCTACTAGAATTTTTATCATTGGTTTCAAATGAAATGATAAGTCAAAAATTTAATTTAAATAGTAAAGTAAAAGAATGGTGGAATTTAAATTTAGAATATACAGATGATGATAATAAAATAACATCAACAGAATTATGGAATAAGTTTAAAAAAGAAAATAAAGAAATAGTTGGAGAGAATAATGTAACAATTGAAAAATTTAAAGATGTAATAACAGGTTTTGTAAATAGTTCAAATTATATAGAAAAAACAAAAAAAGGTGCAATCGAATTTGTTGGTTTTACATGGAAACAAATTGAGATAGAAGAAATAGAAAATTTAGATATTGAAAATATTGTTGTAGAGAAATTTAAAAATGTGAAAAAAGAAAATATAAAAAAAATATCAAATTTATGTTATTTTGATAAAGAAAAAGATAAAAAGATATTACACGAATATAATGAATACAAAAATGATATAATAGTTATATCTGAATTAAATAATATAAGACCTTGGGAAGTAGTTTCTCTCTTGATGAAATATAAAGTTATAAATTCAAGAGGAGAAGCTAGAGGATATGATAAATATAAAGAGACCGATGAATATAAAAGTAAAATAAAAGAATAAATTTGACATCAATTATGGTGCTATTTAGGAACGCAAAACCACGGTTTTGCTAAGTTGGGTCCCATCCCAACTGTTCCTAAATAGTTTTTAAAAAAAATTATTTTTTTAGTTTTACTCAAATTACAGTCACATTTTATTTGAATTAGTATTTAAATTTGTGAGCTAATTTGATAGCCAAAAGTGCAAGGTTTTATTATAATGAATTATTTTGTTACTGTATATGGTAATAAAATAATTTTAAAATAAAAAATTATGGTGTGTGTATGGTCTTGTGACTGACACCGTCACAAAAATAAAATAAAAATAAAATAAATTGAGACCATAATAGAT